TTGCAAATCAAAAGGCTGTTGTTTCCAAAAATTTAAAACATCCTGTTTGCGAATGCGCATTTGATAAAGCGGCGCTATTGAATCGTATGGTTCTTTTTTGCAGGCATCTTTAAGCCTTGCGTATCTGCGCGGCTCGTCATACCTTATCCCTATTGCGTTATCCCAATTTTTAAAACCAAGCGACTTCATAAATTTTTTAATCGGCGTGATTTTTAGTTCGGTAGTACAAAATCTGGCAACAACATTTGGTAGGTACTTGCGCTTTTTTATAAGAGCCTCATAAGGTTCTCCGTTTCTTGACGCGGTTTGAAAATCAACAACCTTAAATCCGTTTTCTGGGCAATATTCCAGCCATATAATAGGGGCAAAATAAACTTCAAAATCATGAACGAATTTTAATGTAGCTTCTTCTTCTTTTCCTGTATTTGCAAAGGCCAAAATGCGCTCATTTTCGGGCAAATTGTCGCAGAGTATTTTAGCCATCATGCCGGACGACCTACCGCCCGAAAATGATATTAGTGTTGGATGTGTCATAATTTAAATTTTTATGCAAAAGCACGGGTTGGGTTTAAAAACCCCAAGCGTTTATAGTGTGCTGAAATGGATTTCCTTGAATGTTTTTAACCGATTTCAGCATACTTTTTGCGATCTGCTGAATCTCTACCTGAGCATGGTCGTCCATGCGTTGGGTCAAAAAGTTGTGGAAGCTCCGCATATTGAACTGAACATCGCAAGTGATCTGCGAATTGTACAGTTTAAAATACCGGGCAGATTCCTTTGCGCGCTTCCTGCCTAATTTTGGGCTAAGTTCTTTTACGGCTTCGTGATAAAGTTCGTTTGACAGCCTGCTCAAGTCGTTTAAGCGATGAGCAAATCCTGTTCCGACCCAGTCTTCCGGAATGTAATACCGATCCTCTTTAATCTCTTTGTACCGTGCTGATTCGGCATTGATACTGCTAATCCGGTGCTTGAGTAGGTGAATGTGCGACGCTATATCGCAAGTGACCAAAAAATGAACGCTGGCCTTTTCAAAAGGTGTTCCGTGCGGTACGGGTTCTGCGCCCCACAACTGTTTGAGCAATGCCGGAATCCGGGCGCGTTTTGCGTCATTTAGTTTCCGGCTGGTAGAAGTCCATGCCGATAAGGCTATCACCTCGTCCGAGCCGTAATATCCGATCAATTCAACTGTATTTTCAAAGCTTCTCATATTGCAGCGGATTTAAGTTTTTGAATAATGAACTCATAAAGGAATGTGGCCTGTTTGGGGTTGCTGACAAAAGAATCGTGCGCGTCCTGAATAACTACGCGCGCGCGTTCGGGGGATATTTTCAGGTTTGACAAAGGGCCGGACATCGAAGTCATTTCGATATATTGGTCTTCGGTCAATTCCTTTCCTGTGGCTGTCGGTATGGTCTTGTAGCGCGATGTAAACCAGTTTAGGTATGCAGCGTACTTTTCTGAAACGGCTTTAACCTGAGACGATTGTGTGCCATCTGCGGCCATTGTCCACCGGGCTTGGTTTATCCAGGTGGAAAACATTGGGTAAGGCCACTCTCCTTCCTTTTTCCCTTGCGCTGCGCCGGACTTTCGGATCGCCGTTTCCGTAACCATTGCGGAATACAGTTTTTGAACTTCTACCTTCGGGTTCAACTTGTACTTTTTGCAGGCTTTCAAAAATCCCTGCCATTCGACTTCGAGGCCGCGCTTGCCGGATGTTTGCGGCCATGCCGTGCGAACCTTGTCAAACGCCTCCTTTTCCGGGGACTTGTTTTTGTCGTCAATAAGAGATACGGATTTAGCCATTATGTCCGCAAAGATCAGCCCTTTTTCTTTCAGGCTTTCTATCGCGTACAATCCGTCAATCGTGTCGTACTGCGATATGGTGTTCTCAAAGTTATCCGGGGTAAACAGTTCGGGGGCTTCCGACAAAAGCCATAACAGCCCTATTTCCCGAAACGTCAAGTTGTGTTGTTTTGCAAATTCCAAATTCATAGACTTTTAAATTTAAAATGATAACCTTTTGTTTGCCTGCGTTTGCCGTTTGCTACTAAAGATATATGGCAGGTCGTAATACCCAACTGGCGCTGCGCCTCCATTTGCGATGGGTAAACAGTTTCCTCTCCGGTTTCAATCCGGGTAGCAATAACAGCCTTTGCGCCGTTTCCGTTTTTAGGACTTTGGCGCAAAACGCCTTCCGGATCATTGAACCTAAAATCGCCTATATTGATTGAGTAGTTGTCTCCATTTTTTGACAGCAGCCCTATTGAAACATGATAGCGAAGCCGGGCGCGAAGCGACTTTTTGTGCTGCGTCAATTTGATTTTCTTAATATGCGGATAAAGGTGTGCTAATATTTCGTCAAAGTGCGTTGGCCTTTGATTCGATAATAGCAGCTCTTTGATCTGCTTATTCGGGAATGCGTTGTAGTCAATCAAAAATTTAGGCATATTCAAACCTGTATCCCTTGTATTCAAAGATTTTGTTTTTGCAGCACTCGCTAATAAATCGGGCGTGGTGTTTTTTGCCAAACAATTTCTCTGCCGCGATCGTTTGCCCTTCGCAAATAAAAGATTCGCCCGTAACCAAATTTGTACACCTGACCGGTTTGCATAGGTGCGTTGGCCTTTGTTTGAATCGGCGCAAATCTTCATTTAATCGAAGAAGCCTCGGATCGTCTTTATTCAAAGAATATCGGCACCGGCCCTCTTTTCTTAAAATTCCAATCCTGACCAAATACCGAAGCCTGGTCGTAATGTTTTTCAGCCCCGTCATTTCCTCGATTTCGCGCTCATACAGCGTTTTCATAAAAGCGCTCCTCAGCGCCTCAATGATACTTTTGTGCGGCTCTTTATGAATGTCAATCAGCATTCTCATCCGTAAAAGATATTTAACTTAATGTGGTCGGTTTCTTTGTCAATGCGCAGACAGGACTTGTGTATCCACCTTTTCTTGTGCAGCGTTCGATACACATTCGAGCAAAAACTTTGCTTTTTAATATCGTTCCAATCTGCTGGAAACGGATATACCATTATGACAACTGGAACAAGGGACGTCTTTAAGGCGCTTGGCATAACGCCATCAAAATCTACATCCCAAACAATAGGAGATTCTGCTGGGGATAGATGCCGAATGCAATGGCAAATCCGCTGAACGATTTTTGCTTTTTGGTTAACAGATATGTCATCCCGGCGGTCGGCTCCATTGAAAATAATGTGAACTGGGAATTGTTGAATCATAGTGTTGAATTGAGTTTAAAATGGTACAAAATCGCTGTCCGGTGTTTCGGTGCTGTACGCCGCGTAAAACGGCATATCAAGGTTGTCGGCGGATACCTTCTTTGGCGCATTGCCCGTTGTAAGGACGTTGTTGCTATCCGCATACATAATAAACGGATCGAACTTTGCGCCACGGCTGTTGTAGTGCTTTACTTCGATACTGTCGTCGGATACAGGCTCTACGCTCAAACTGGCATCGCACTTATCCAGCATCGTGTTGCCCAAGTGGCCGCGCGGTGTCTTGTCGCCTTTTGTCAAGTGGAGAACAGGGAATATCATACACCCGCGCTCCTGCCATGACGCCAACACTTCGCCCATAAAAGTAGCCTCCTCAAGCGAGTTGTAGTCCTTGCCCAAATCCTTTATCCCGTCAATTACAATAACAGCCGGGTCATACAACTTCACCATACGATCAATAAACCGTATCCTGTCGGTAAAGTATAGGTGTTTAATACGCGCCGGAAATAGCAGGTCTTTTACGTCCTCCGTTGTTTTGTTTGCCGTTTTTAGTATCCGGCCTATGGTTTGCATAAACCAAAACGGTGCCTGCTCGGTGTCGTACCAAAATATCGGGCCACCGGGTTTAAAGACAAACGGATCGTTCTTGTGGTTGTCGCTCAAGGCTGCGCCCATAATTGACGCAATCAATGATGTCTTTCTCGACTTTTGCGCACCGAAAACTGGAATAAGCGCGCCGGGGAAGCCTACTCCGATTTCTTTTGTGCCATACCCTTGTCTCGATTCAACCCAAAAGGTATAAGGCTCCTGAGCACCTACAAAAGCCTGTGACGTAATCTCTTTGACGTATGCGTCAAATTCGATGTTGGTCATTGCCTCTACTTTTGACGGCGGCGCTTTTTTCAGATCAAGGTCAAACCTATAATCCTTTACCGGCTCGTGGTAAACCGGAAGTTCATTGTGTTCGCTTGCGGCTGGAACAAGCGTTGGCGCTGCGGTCAAAATGGTCTTTTTCTCCGGTTTGTATTTGAATCCATTTTTGGACGCAAGCCAAACGATTGTAGCTGCTCCTGCTGCCGCTCCCCCGGATCGCCCTATCGAGTTCCATTTCCTTTCCGCCCACTTTCTAAAGTTAGATACGGCGTACTGGGGCGAATTTTCCAAAATATTGTTTGCGATAACCCTTCCCGATTCTCCAAAAGCATTTTTGCAGGCGGCCATAACCTTGAGGTATTCGTGATAGCAGGTCGCTACATTGATCCTGTTTGTGATTATGTACCCGGCTGCGCTGGCTGCGCACTCGTCCTGCTGCGCAAGGCTGGAGAAGTTTATAGTTTCAGCGGGCAGTTCTTTGGTTTGGTAGTTCGGATCGAAGTGCAATGTATCTGCATCAGCGCAAACGTAAAGCGGGAATCCGGGGCGCTCGTAAAAAGCATAAACAGGCTGACTTGCGCCCAATTTATCAAAGTTGCTTTCGCTTATCGAAAGCAATTCCGACAAATACGATATGCCCGCATTAAGCGCTACTCCGTGCATTGTCTTGTCCGTGTTGTCGGTCTTCAGCAAAATTTTTACCCCATAAGTGCTGGGCGACAATCCGGCCAAAATAATACCCGGAGGCGCAAGTTCTTTGATTAGATTCAAGACAACTATGGCGGATGCGTTTCCGCCTTCGTGCTTAAAATCAATGTCAATTTGCAGAACGCCGTTGTATTCAAGATTGGCGTTGTTGTGATGGATCAGGCAGAAGCCCGAAGCCAAAAAGTAAGGCAACTGGCTTTTTGCGTGTGACAATGCGCCTGCCGCTTCTTTGGTATTTTCAGAATATGCCTTTGCTGCAAGTTCCGGCAAATCCAAATACTCCGCTGGCGCAAAACCTTGCAGAATACCCACAAGTTCATCAAAGCCTATGCGCGTATTCGGGACGTGCTTTGCTTGTCCGTCATACACCTTGTTGTTGCTCCAGGCAAAAAATAGTTCACTCATGGCGGTTAAATTTGTTGTCAAGGATGAAAACCATGACGGCAATACAGGTAAGTACGAATAGCATAGTTAAGACTTGTTTTTAATTTGTTGTGAAAGTAAATAGTAGGGTATTTGATCCCTTATTCTGTCGGCCATTTTTTTCATTTCATCTTTAACGCATCCATCTGTCCGCTTGTGCTTTGTATGCCAAGCGTGCCAAATTAAATAATGTGTTGCGGCAGCAGATGTTGATATATCCCGCGTAACAACCGCCGTGTAAATATTGCACTCGCTGCCCTCCAGTAAAGCGGCCGAATCAATAAGTCCTTCCAGCGACAACGTTCCATCAAAAAACCTTTGAATCATTTGACCGGAATACGGGTTGTGCCGGAAATACGGTCTTATCATTTCGTATTTGACACGAATGATCGTTCTCTCCGTAAAGTAACGCTCAATCGGATACAACATCCAGTCCGGGCGCGCGCATTGTTCCCAAGCCTCCTGTATGGTCTTGTTGTAGCAAAAGGATAAAGAATCCTGACAGGGTTCCTCCCTTAACTTGTAAGCAAGTTGGGTTGCGGTCATATCGTCTTTATTTTTAAAAATTCAGCCCAAAATTCCTGCGGTGCGTAGGCCGCAAGTTGGCAAAGCTTGTGAATCTGTTTGGTGTATATCCAGCGGATTTCGGTGGTTTCTCCAAGCCCATCGTTTAGCAACTTGTGTTTGAGCAAAAGGTATTTGACCTTGCTTTTGTCCCGGTCTGTTTCCCTTGCTCCCTTGCAGTCCACAATATAGGTAATCCCGGAAACAATAAACCGGAAGTCAACCGTCATATACACCTGATCCGCTCCACGATTGCTTATAAGGCGCACTTTTTTGTTTTTGTGAACAGACGGACCTGATAGGTCATATCGTGGCTCATAGTCAAATTCTATGCGCATTTTTCTCAATGCCAAATAGAACTCCTTTTCTATGTTGCTCCGGAACTTCACATTGCCGACTGTGGGTTTTCTTTTCTTTATCATAGCGCGCGCATTGCCATCTCGATTTGGTCGTCCGCCAAACCTAAATAGATTATTGTTGTTTGTGTATTGTTGTGGTTGAATGCCCGCTGGAGCAGGAGCAATGCCTCCTGAGACGCTCCCAGTTCGGTGTACATTTTATATCCCCAAGACTTGCGGAAACTGTGGCTCGTGTAGTGAGGCCACTTTTGATCTTGGCAAATCTGCTGGATTTGGCTGTTTAGGTGCATAACCGAATACGGCAGCCTGCGTTTGGATCGGTACGGCGTTTTGAATACCAGCATTTGTTGGTTTATGTATCCGGATAGCAGCCAACATTGCCGGAATATGGCGCGGGCGGTGTCCCCAAAAGCGATTCGCCGCACCTTGCCCGTTCCCCGATCCTTTTTGATTGACACGACAATATTGTCGGACAAAAGCTCTGCCCATGTTAGGGCGCGCCACTCTGAAATCCTGAGTCCGGTAAACAAAGGTACGGCCAGTAGCAATGCCGTCTCCCACTTTCCGCGCTCAAGGTAATTTAAAATTGCGGCCTTAACCTTGTCAAAGTCCGCTCTTTTCGCTGTTTTTGATCCCTGTCTCATAAAAAAAGTTAAGTTGTAAAAAAAATGATACGCAAAGATATGCGTACCATTATCAAAAAAGCAAGTATTCGGATAAAATTTTTATTAAAATAAAATTTTTATCGCTTCCCCCATCTTCCAGGCAGGGCCGGAATTGTCAACGGTAAAGAATAATTGATCGTCCAGTTCCGTTTCAGAGGGGTGGTTTGATTCCGCAATTTGCGGCGCGTTGTCCCTCTTTACCCGAACGACAATGCCTCCTTTGTCCCTGACCTCAAGCGCTTCATTCAAAAACCGAACGTCGGTAATAATGTAGTTCTTTTCGGGTTTAAATCCGGAAAACAGGGCTTTTACCCAAACGTCTTTATGCAGGTTGTCGCGCATAGCGTCCGTGCCTATACGCTGAAGCATCTCCCGGCGAGTCATCCCCCATGCGGGTAAAAATTCGGACTTCCATGCCGGGGTGTCAACGATTTCTTCTCCTGTTATCAAAGAGTAAACCTGTTTGACTTTGTCTGCAAACGCAACAATTTCAAACTTATACTCCGGATACAGTTTTACAATCAGTTCCGCTAAGGTGTTTTTGCCGCTTCCGGCCTTACCCGTAATGCCAATAATCATAAGCTTAAATTATGGTTGTTAGAAAATATCCAAACAGGCAGCCCGCTGTTGCGCCAAAAGCATACATGATGCGATCAATCTCCGAACCAAAAATCGTCCTCTTTACATTGTGCGTCCAAATTATGTTTATACCAAAAGATGCAATCGCCATGCCGACAATGTTGCCCTTTGTTAACATTATTGTGTTGACGCTCACAAGCGCTATTTGCGTGAAAGCAGTAAAAAAAAGACGCAGTCCGTTGTAACGTCCATATTCTTGTACTGCTTTTTCGGAGGAGGGCTTATCCATACCCATAGGGCGAAAATTATAAAAAACAAAAAAGTTATTGTGTCAACAAAGGTTCCGATGGATTGCAGGATGCGTTCATTTTGTGAAAATTCCATACTTGCTAAAAATTTCGGCTAAAACTTCGGCCTGCGCTTCGGCATCATCGAGCGCATTGTGGTAGCCAGCGCGTTGTCTTTTTGCCTTGTGTAGTTCCGGATTTAGAGCGGATATGGTTCTGAAGTCCAATATTTGATAATACTGCCACGGCGCTTTCTCTCCGGCTCTGCGGTAAAGTTCATCCAAAATAGCAATATCGAACTGGGGGCTGTTTGCCCAAACGTAAATATCCTTGCCTTGGTCGGAGATGTATTGTGAGAGCGTATGCAATGCCTGCCTTAGCGGTACGGCGCCTTCCGGATTGAGAGCGCCTTGGTTTGATTGTTTAAACCACCATTTCAACGTTTGAGTATCAACATGGCATTGATAGTTGTACTGCTGGTCTTCGATGTCAATGCCTATATGAATCTTGTTTAAGACTTCTACGCCGTCGGCGCTAAACACGCAGGCTCCGATAGAGAGAACGCAGCAACCCGGCTTCCGACCAAGCGTTTCAATGTCAATCATTATGTGTTTGTGCATAGTAGTAAAGTGTTTTGCCGCATTTCGAGCAAGCCATAAGGGCGTTTTTTGAATTGTACGCTATAAACTGCTCCGCGCAATTACACGGATGTTTGTACTCAGAAAATGCGAAGTTTAAAAATAGGAATATCGCTGTTGCAAATAATTTTTTCATTGAATTAAAGTTTTACCCTGTAAGACTGCACGGGGCTTTCTGTAAGTGAAAGTCCCAACTTGAGGGTGGATTTTACAATCTTTCCGGCCTGTAACAGGGCTTCAAAATCGGCTTCGGCCTCGGCGCTGCTATATCCTTTTATAACCATAATGCGGCGCAAAAACGACTGCCGGACTGTTATTCCAAGTTTGTCAAGTTCCCTTAAAAGCTGGTCGGTATCGCTCGTATTTTTCTTTTTCATTGTATTGTAAGTTGTATTCCTTTAGCCATGCGTTTTTTTGCCTCGTTGTAGTAGTGTTCGTCAATTTCAAAGCCTACATAATTGAACCTCATACTTTCGCAGGCAATCAAACTGGATGCGCTGCCAACGTGCGTATCTAAAATTAGGTCGCCCGGTTTGGCGTAATTTTCGAGGAGCCAGCGGTAAAGGGCTACGGGTTTTTGGCATATATGAATCCTTTTCTCGGGCGTGTTTCTAACGTGTTTGGCTATTTTAGCGTTGGAATCAAAAGAAGCCCAAGCCATTTCGCAATCAGCCAAAGTATCCGTGTGTGTCTTTTTGTCCCATATTATAAAGCATCTTGAAGGAGGAAGGTTAAAATAGTTCCCGCCCCAAATTATTTGATTTTTTGATACTCTAAATAGCTCATCAAAATAATTATTGTTTGGCTTTGTATCCCAAGCGGCATCTCCTTTTTTGTACTTGTCAGCCCAAGTTCCGCCTTGTGTAAGCTTGTCGCCTAACCCATACGGCGGATCAACGATTGCCAAATCAAAAAACTTATCCGGATAGGATGGTAGCCCGTATTCGGGGTTCATACAGTCGCCTAAAATAAACTTTTTCATTGTATTTAAAACATTTCGTTATCGTATTGGACTTGCTTACACAACTCCATTGCTTCCCAATATGTGGCCTGTTTCTTTTTTTTGACTCTCCGTTTTTTCTTCTTTGCGTCTGCAAAGATTTCATCGAATGGCTGGTAGCGATTGTTTTTCATTGTAAAAAAATTATAGTTAAAAATTAGGTGGGTCGGGCTTGCAGGGAATCCCGATAATCAAACATTAGATCGTCAATTATTTCATATTTCCCGGTATTGACATGCCACCTTCCAACCATACAAAAAGGCTCATCTTCAAACCACCAGGGTAATCCGTCAAAATCGGTTGCCGCATATCGCGCCCAAGTCGGCGCGTCTTTCCAAGGGTATTGCATTTCCTTTTCCTTTTCCATAATAAAAAAAATTAAAGATTGTAAAATAGTTGCCGGATCAATCCTTCGTCTTTGTGATATACAAACGCGGTTGCCCGGCGCATATTGCCTATGAATGCCATTTTATCGTGCCATGAATCAGTTGGTTTTAAAGAGGGACAGGTTTCGATCTCCAGCCCGTTTATCTCATTGGTCTTATTGTGTATTGACCAAACGTCTTTTGCTCTTTTATGCAGGTGTCCTACCCTTGCAAAGCGATATTTACTCGTTGTCCAAAACTCGCATTCGGATGAAACTACCGCCTGTATGTTGGTATTCCGAACTACATCGCCGTGCATATACGCCAACAAGTTTTTACCAAAAGAAACATATTGGCGTCCGTTCAAATTTGGCTCAGGAAATTTTACGTTTGTCTTTTGGCCTACTTTCGATCTTACGATCTCGTGTAAGGATAAGGTAGCGTGGGTGTCATGGTTTCCGTACACAAAGGGAACGATAATATTTGACTTTGCCGGAAACATGGCTATCGTATCGTTGACCAATTCGGCTGCAAATATAAGGGACTTAAACCAATTTGAGGAATATTCCATTTGCGTTCCTCGCGTTGTTGTGCCAAATAAATTATCAATATGCAAAAAATCGTTTCCAATAGGCAGAATAACAGTACCTATGTTTTTTTTGTCACTCAGGAAATTTTTTATTGCATTAAACCAAACTTTCCTAATTGTCTCATAGCTCCAATCGTCTTTTACCCCTATTGCGCCTATATGCAGGTCGGGTATCATAATCTCAAGAGCGCAATCCCCTAAAACAATTTGCTTCGGTTCTGTTGCTGGTGTAGGGGTTTGTGCGTATGCCTGCTCAAGCCATGAAACGATAATGTCCTTTGAAACGCCCGGCATTGTTTTTCGCTTCCATTCAACGGTAATTTGGTGAAGCGGATTGACAACAGGGTAATGCGTTCCGTCCGGCCTTTTCAGTTTCATTCCAACTTCCCAGTAGTTCGTTTTCAATTTGTGCTGCTCCCATATCTCGGTGTCAACTTTATGGTATTGTATCAGGTCTTCAACGGATCTCAAAAGTTCCGAATAGTGGCTTATCGTAAAGTCGTTATTGGTTTCCTGCTTTTCGTAAAATTCAATCTTGTGGTGTTCGTCCTGCGTTTTCAGCCTTTTCAACGCCTCCTCAATACCAAGCGCTTCGGCGGTTTGTATCAAATCGCCCCATTGTTCTTTGGTAGCTACTCCGGTATTGAGGCGGCGTCTGTGTTGTTCTTGTGGCATTAGTGCTTTATTTTCAGGCAAATATAACTATTTGTTATAACCTTTAAACAAAGGAACAAAATTTTCTCCCCGAATGATCTTCCGGATTTCGTATTTGGTAAACTTTTTCTCCAGCATAATCCCCGCGATTTCCCTGTCTGTAAGTCCAAGTGCGCGTGCGTGCTTTATGTCTTTCTTCAGCGATTCGCATAATGCGTCTGTGCTAAACTTTGTAGTTTCAAACGCCTTGTTCAATTCCTTAATTGCATCCTCGCGTGTTATTGCCCCATTGGCAACTTTCTTTTTTAAAGAACCAAGGGACTTTGTAAACACGGATCGCGCCTCTCCTTTGTCTGTGGAACGGTTATACATTCGGGTTCCAACTGCAACCTCCGGATTAAGCGTTTCGGTTTGTAGTCCTGCAAAACTTAATAAAACTTGGTCAAGTTCTTTGGGAATGCGATTGCCTACCGACTCCTGTGTTGTTGCCATATAGAGGTCTTCGCCCGTTTTTACAAATCCGGGCTGCAACTGCCATACTAAAAATCGTCCTAAGTCCTTTAGGTTTTGTCCGGCCTCAACGCCTCCGTCTTCTTTGTCATACTTTAACAGCCACTCGCTTAACGCAAGGTTAGGGCGGTATATCCTTTGGTCATTCATTTCGTTTTTGTTTGACCAGGCCTGCCGGATTGCCCCCCAAACAAGGTTTTCAGAAACAAACGGCTCAACTAAATCATATCCGACCTGCGCTAAGCGTTTGCCTATCGCCTTGTCTGTATCGGTTGTAAGGCGGTAGTATATCTTCTTGTAAAAGTTGTGCGGATCGGTGTATCCAAGATTGATAAAAGAGTAGGTTCCGTTTTTGTTTCCGGTATAGATAATCGTTGACGCCTGCTGCCACGGCTTTGAAAGGCTGCGGATTGCTTCGTCTTCCTCATCGTCTATGCCCATTAAGGCTTTGGCGTATGCCGCTGCTCCGAACGTCATACTTTGGAAAAACATGATACGCGCAAGGCGCAAAAATCCGTCAACCCGGAAGCGCGGATCGCGCATTTCCTCGATGGTTAGAGCAATCGTGTTTTTCGATGTTCTGAACATTTCAGCCGGGAACGCTACGAATGTTCCTGTGATAGGCCAGTTCCTAAATGCCTGAACGGCTTTAGGAACTTTTGAGTAGGTAGGCATAATATCCCGGACGATGCGCGCCGCCCGTTCCTCTGCAATCTTTGCCTGCTGTGGGGTTAATTGGTCAAAGTCTTTGCCGTATAAACCCCGCGCCGACCGCTGCCGCTCTTTAAGGTAGCCCATTACCTTAAAAATATCGTCCTCCATTTGGTACATATCCTCTGCGAACTGCAAGCCGTCTCTTACCCCGCGAATGCCTTTTGCGATCAGACGCTGGCGAAAGTTCCCGGTTTCGTAATCGTACAATCGCCCGGAAGACAAGTCCCAGTCGGCTCCTTCTGACTTCAGTTCGTCAATGGCTTTTTTAAGAACTTCCGATGTCGTCCCTGTTGAGATAATACCAAGTTCGGTCATGCGCTCTACTTCCGCTTGTCTTTCCTCGTTTGACTTTGGCCACAAACTTTGATGCACTACATTGAACGGGTCTCTAAAGCCAAATCCCTTTCGTGGATCAAGACTAAAGTATCCGTTCATGGCGCACAAATAAAGATTGGAAACAAAGTTCCTTGCGTGGGTAACGGGGCTTAATATCGTTTTGCCATATCGTATCGCGGAAACAAACTTGAGGTATGTTGCCCAAAAAGCATTTAATTCAGCACCCTCATACATTTCTTTCAAAGCCGTTTCAATTTCCGGGCTGGTGTACCATCCGTTTAACGGATCCATTGAAGGATTTTTTTCAGAACTTATTTGTCTGTAATATCCCGGAACAGGTGTGTCGGGCGGAAAAAAGAACTGGCCTTCAAATTGATCTTTGAGGCGCAGGAGCAGGTTTTGCGATTCAATCAGCGTGGCCATGCGCTGCATGGTCTTACCAAAATTTACGCGCGCGTCGCGGTATTCGCCTAACAGGTCGCGTATTTCTTCCGGTATATCCTTTCTTCCAATGAACGATGTAAGGTCTTTGCTGCCGGGTTTCCCGCGCTTCATAAACCCTTTTTGCTCTTGGTCTTTGTCAAGTATTTTGTCTATGTTAGCATCAACGTTGGCTATTTGCTTTTGAAGTTCGGCTATCTTTTTACTTGGGTTGCTTTGTATGTCCAGGATTTTATCTTCCAAATCGGCATTCTTTCTGCGAAGTCCGGCAATTATTTTAGCCGACAATTTCATTTGATTGAAGTCGTCTCCGGGAATAAGGAGGATGTTTGCCAAATCTTCAGCAGCCATTTCCTTTGACTGGCGAAGCCTGGACGAAAGTTCGTTTATAATCTTTTGCTGGGCGTTTATTTGCCGTTGCGTGACCAAATTTGCGCGCCCTTTCTCGGCTGTAAACTGTGCCTGCTTTGAAGCAAGTTCGCTCATCCTTGCTTTAGCTTCCGCAAGCTGGTCTGAAATTTCCGTAACGATACGGTTTATCTTTGCGGTATTCGCGTCTATTTCATCCTGCAATTCGTCGGCGCTGGTATTCGCAAGGGTTTCAAGTTCATTAATTCTGCCCTGCCAAATTTCAATAAGTTTAGCTCTTGCCCTGTCCCTTACGCCGGAATCAACGTTTTTGGCATACGACGGATCGTCATTAACCTTGTACGACCTGTAAAGGTAGGTTCCAAGTTCGTTTCCGTATCCGTCCAAAAATGCCTCAATCGCCATGTTCTCCTCTTTAGTCCGCTCGTTTGGCGACTTTTTGATAGCGCCCATAAACCCTTTCATCTCATTGTTACCGGCCAAATCAATTTGAACGCCGCTGTTTTGCAGGACGGTCATAACAAATTTGTGGTTTCCTGCGCCTATGCGAACGATCTCCCGGCTCATACTGTCAATCGTTTGGCGCATTTCGCGGACTGCATCTGCTATTTCGGGCGGAAGTATCGAATAGTCGGCTTCGCCTTTCATAACATTATCTGCAATTTGCGCCCATACGCGCCGTGCGTTTGCTTTGCTCTCCGGCTTTTCCCCTTTGATATGGTTTTCCACCGCACGGTCAAAATTAGCCATCAAATAGTCCAAGCGCATAATGTGCTTTTTGATGTTGTTTTCCATGCGATCAATCTCTGCCTTAATTTCGGGGCCAAGGAGGCCGGAACTTGTGAGCCACTCTTTAGTGAACTTCATTATCCGGTCAATCATAGACGCTGGTTTGTATGCGCGCTCTCCTCTTTTAAAGTCAAGGCGTCCAAATCCCTGCTGTTTAGATTCCTGTTCCCAAATATGCGCAACCTGGTTAGGGTCAAGAGCAAGTTCTATGCCTATCTTTTTGATCTTTACAAGTGCATCTTTTTGGCCGTTTTGCTGAATCTCGGTGGCTATCATTTTCCTTGCAGCGAGTTGGCGGGTAGCAAGGTCGGTATCGTTGGATGCTGCCGAAAACTGGAACGTTGCCTCGTTTTGTTCCCGGACGTACTTTGCGCTTTGCGGCGTTGCGGCAAAAACGATTTGCTCTTCCGGCGCTACGTCGTACAAAAGGAACGGCGGTATAGATTCCCGTGTAACGACCCGGACGGCGGGTTTACCAAACTGCTCGCGCACTTGGTCTTCGCTTTCAAAGATAAAAGGCTTTTGCGCCTGTGTAGCAAAGTAGTATTCGTTGCCTCTAAAAGTGATGCCGGGCGGTTTGTTTGCTACATCAAAAGTAAATCCGGCCTTTTCGCGCAATTTGGCGCGCTGTTCAACAAGACGCGCTTCAACCTCCCCGGCTGTCTTCAGATAGCCAAGGGTAGTAAATATTTCATTGAACTTAAACGTTTCGTCTTCCAGTTTCGTAGCGTCGGCGGCTATCTTTTCGATTATCCGGTTTGTCTTTTCAATTTCCTCAAGGATCTTTGCTCCTTCCGGCGTATCAGCACCCGTGTTTTGCAGGTCGGTTTGCAAAGCGGCAAGGTGCTGACCGACCTTATTCATAACGTCTAACGGTGTTGTGCCGGGCGCAAAGTTTTCATAATACTGCACCAAGTGCTGTATCTCGTGTAAAAGCGTTGACTTCATTTCTGCCGGCGAAACCCCTTCGGCCGCCATAATAACCAGTCTTCCGGTTTCGTCAACAAAAAAAGCACCTGCAAGGCCGGCTGCTTTCGATTCGGCTTCGCTCAAAAACGCAAACTTTATATCTCTTGCCTGCGGATATGCCTGAAAAAAGGTTGGGTAGTCAAGTGCATCTGCAAGCGTTAAGTTTTCCGCTCCGGTTTGCGCCAACTTATCGGCGGCTTCCTGAGCGGTTTCGACCAGCATGGTCATTTCTGCCGAATTGATCTCATAACGCCAAAGTCCGTCAACGCCGCGATACCAGCCTGTAAGGTTCCAAATATCTTCGATGTCCACGCCCTTTTTCTCCATGCCTTTTGCCATAGCAAGCATACGATTGACTTGGGGCTGCAATGCCGCTGCGCCGCGTTCGCCTAATATCTGAAACTGGATGCCGTTTTCTCCGGGAACAGCAACGGCAATTTTCTTCGCCTGTTGCCGCAAATTTGATTCCCGCTCTGTTACGTTTGCCGGACGTTTTCCGCCCAACAAAGACTTTGCTACCGCGTCTGCGTATTGCGCGGCATTCATCGTTTTTGGATTGATAGCGGTAGCCCTTTCGTATCTGCTGAAAAGAGAGGAGAACCATTGCTTGAATTTTCTCCATGCCGAAGTGGTCTGCATCCTTGCGCCGGCCTCCCCGATTGCGGTAGCCAGCGCCTCCTCTAAAATGGCTTCCTCGCTCAATCCGGCATACATTGGATTGGATCGTATATCCGCCTCATATTGAGAGCCGCGCATAAGATTGATGCCTGCCTCATAGTGCGCCGGATCGTTCTCTTTAATCCAGTTGTTCCAAATATGGCCGAACTCGTGAACGGGTGTGTCAAGTCCTGCATAACGTGGATCAATGTACACCTTACCTTGGTAAACAAAACCTTTGACCGGCGTGTTTATACCATTAGCCTTCAGGATACGATCAATCTCTGCCGTATCCATGCTGACCGAAACATTCGGAAACGCTTTTGCTACTTTCGACAAAGTTTTTCTCAGTCTTTTGTCGGATGGATTGTTACCGATTTCAAGTTCTGACTTTACTTTTTTGATCGCTTTGTCAAGTCCGGGCTTTACGGCATTGCTTAATATCCTTGCAATTTTCGGGGCGGATATGCCGTTTCTTAGGGTTTGGCGAAGCGATGCGCCCGCCTGCCCCATTGACCGGGAATCCTCCATTGTGGATCGCATAGACGGGCTGCGGCTGCCTATTATCTTGCGAACCTGGTCAATTTTATTTTTCTTAAAGACGAAGCCGCCTGCTGTTTGGGAATACACGCCTCCCGCCGCTACAAGTGCGTCAACGTACATATCCGGCGCTGTTACCACTATTCGGTCTGCCTGCATTTGAATATTGGATGTTGGCGCTACGGAATCCGGATCGGGGTCGGGCGTGTCCTCATTTACCTGTTTGCGGTATTCCTTTACCTGTGCTACCTGTTCCGGGGTAAGCGGCGTCATTGCCTGTGTCGTTACCGCCTGTATCAGGTCGTCGGGCGCACCGTTCTCCTGCAAGATTTTTATGTCCTGCGGTGCGGTATTTTGGTTTACCGGAATTTGATCTATCTGTGCGTCAATAACCGTTTCGGCTATATTTCCGACTTCCGGATTTTCACTAATTGCCGCTTCGCTTTGCGCAGCGATTGTAGCAGCACCGATTCGCTCCCCGATAGTCTCTCCTGCGATAAGCGGCTCTGCATTCTCTTGAGTGACGCCTTCGCGATTTGGCTCAGCCTGTCCCTGTTCCGGCGTTGCTGTTCCGATTGCCTGTTGGGTTTCATAATTTGTTGTTGTGGTTTCAGAATCTTTTATTGTTTCAGCGCTTGCGCCTCTTTTTTGTTCACTTCTTATTTTTGCCCTTATTTCGCTTTCAATCAATTCCTGCACTTGCGGGGCAAGGGACAAAAAGCGTCCGTCAAATCCTTCTACTGACTCAACAGCTTGTTCAATATCAAAGGTGCCATCCTCGTTTACAAAGTTGTCAAGGAAAGCGGAAACCTGATCGTCAAGGTGCTGTTTAAGTTCTGGCAGCGCATCTTCATACGCTACGATGCTGGGTTCTTTTTGCCTTTCTGCTTCAACCTGTTGTTCAATATCGGTTTCCTGTAAAATGCCCGCTTCCCGCGCCTGTCCGCGCTCCATTTCCATTTCGCGCATTGTTTCGCCGGATTGCTCTGCAATGCGCCTGCGGGCGTATTCTCCGGGGCCGTCCAAATTGTCCTCAATAAAATCCCAAATCATTTGCTCCGCCTGAATCTCGTCAATGCCCCACTTGTCTGCAATATCGGTTGCCATTTGTTCAATGCCTTGTGCGCCCTTTTGGGTATATTTCAGCATTGTCCCTTTTTGGTCTTTTCTCCAGCCTTTAGAGGCGAACTTTTTTGATCCACTTGGGTCAACTCTTTCTCCGCTCAAAAACTTTAAAGCAATATCGTCTTGAGGGCTTTCGGCATCTAACTGCGCCCAAAGCGGACGATCTTTGCTTACAATGCGTTGGCCTTGTATTGCTTGTGCATTAACGCCGCTCATAAAAGAGGTAATATCTTCGTTGGCGTCCGCGTTTGGCAGTTCCTGCGCAACTATTTGCCGGACTATTGGAAACTGCTCCTGACCAATAGTCCCCTTGCTTTGATCAATTACCGTTTGCGTCATTTCGTCTATGTACGATTCCTTTAGCGCCTCCCCCCGCTGGTTTGGTATCGTATCAGCGGCAGCCATTGCCTGCTGAACATCGCCCATTTTTGTTTCGGTGCTTGTAACTACTTCGGATAGCGATGCAGGAACGGCAACTCCGGCCTGTCTTGCCGCTTTAGTTGCGCGCTCAACCTCAAAGGCTTCTACGGTTGGAGATTTGGGCGCACTTACCGTCATCTCCATAGCGAAAGGATTAAATTCCTCTTGTGCTGGGGGCTGCGTTGTAGGCTGCTCCGGGACTGTTTGGGGCGCTGTTGCGGTCGTGGTTGCAGTCGTTCCGGCTTCTACCGCTTCCGGCGTCTGCGCTGCCGGGATCGCGGGTTCTGCCTGCTGTAACTCCGGAACAGTACCAACTTCTGCTGGCGCTACCATTTCCGGCGTTGTTGCTGGTGTTACTTCCGGCGCTACTCCGGGCTGGGTAGGCATTTCAGCCGCCTGTATTGTTCCGGCCGCCTGTTCTTCGGCCGGAGCGGGTGCGCCTTCCAGCATCTTTGCGATGGCAGCGTCGGCGTCTTTGATCTGCTGTTTTATTTTCTCTGCCTGCGCCGGAATAACTTGTCCGGAATCAACGGCATTTTGCATATCGTCCCTGTAAGCCTGCAAGGTAATTATATCCGTTTTTTGGTTGTCGGATAGATTGGGCGGCAGGTTTTTCCAGCGGATATTTAGCGCTTCAATCCTTGCCTGGTATTGCTGTGCTTCTTCGGGTGAAATGACCTTGCTGTCAACAAGATTGGATAGTGCGCCTGCAAAGCGTTCCGGGGACGCTACGGCTGCTCCAAACGCCTGCTTTTGGTAGGTAGCAATGCCGCCACCGCCCAAAAAAGACATTGGAGCGGTAACAACGGTAGTCAAAAGGATAGTTTCCTTAATTTCGTCCGGCGTCATATCCGATTGCAGGCTCGATCCTGTCATTTGGTTAAACTCGGATGCGACAATTTTGTCCGAAAGGCCTGTTAAAATTTCTTCACCATTTTCTCCAATAATATCTTTTGCCGCTGGCCACAATCGCATAGCCGCTATTTGTCCGGGCGTCATTTTTCCAACAAGGGCGCGCGCCTCCATTTTGCCAAGACTTTTTGCGCTGGCGCTGGCGGCCATGGATAGCGGGCGCGTTTCAATTCCACCAACGCCTATTTCAAGTGCGCTCATAATCCCGGCAGCGGTAAGCGCATATTGCGCTGCGTCTGCCTGGCTCATATTCATATCACGAATAGCCTCTTTGTAGTAGTTATTGTGCGCCATTGCGAAACTGGCCGCTGTTGCTTTTGCCGCACTTCCTCCGGCCATGCCGCGCGTAATAGCCAACCTTGCAATCACATCGAATGCTTGGCTTCCGAGGTTGCGGTATCCGGTAAACTCCTCTTTTGCAAGCGCTGGCGCCTGTTCTGTCAAATATTGCAGCTCTTTTTCTGTTGGCTGCACTTCGGTAATTCTGCCGTTTGCAAATCGCTCATATACCCGCTCCACTTCGCCTTGCGAACTTACTGCAACTTCATAGTCCTTAGCCCCCATTTTGATTTTTGCAATGTTCTCAAACAGGGGGCGGTTTTCTGCCGTTGGTTTTGGCATATAAACGTCTTGAGATTCTTGCATTTGGTCTCCAATAGAGCCAATAAAATAGCCCAAACCCCGTAACTTTTCAAAGGCATCTGACCCTATTGCGTCTTTTTCGGTTTCCGGTATCATTGCGGACAATGTGCGCGGAAGAGTAACAACCTCTACGGCAAGGTTTCCCGCTAATCTCTTTGCCCAATCTACTATTGGAACATTTGGAAGCGGTAAACCTTCTGCTGGACTAATAGGATCAAGTCCGGCATCAACCAAACTGGTGTTTAATTTCTTGAGCCGCTCGTTTTTAAAATACTCAGGATTGTTTTTTTCAAAATCAACGTATGCCTGTTGCGCTTTGCCGTATCCGGCCATTGCGCCCTGCAAGTTTTTGTAGGGTTCTGTTTCGGTAATTTTGGTTATTAATTCAAGGGCTGCTGTTCGCTGCTGCTCGTCTTTGGGGTTTGATACGGATTGTACCGCTCCTTCAAGTTGCGCTTCCCAGTCTTTGCCGAAAAGCAATGAAAGGTCGTTCTTTGCTACTTTGGCCTGCAAGTCCAAACGATTTCCATATAGTTGCAAAGATTCAAGGTCGCGCCTGGCTTTATCATTGTCGGTGGCGTACTTTTGCTTCAGGTCGTAATCCTTTTCCATTTCCTTACGCAAAGCAATCCCCGCCTGCAAAGGATCGTCTTCGCCGGTGTACGCTGTTGCAATGGTCTTTGGCTTTTGCGCTATTTCTTCCGCTATGGTGGGCTGCTGCAAGGGTTGCATCATCCCTTGCTGCCCTTCCGATTCAAGGAGATTGACTTTGCTATAATCCGTGCCAATAGTCTCGGATAGCGGTAGCGATTCTTTCAATCCGGCTTCGGATTGGGTATTTTTTTTTTTATAATCCGCAAGGGCGCTGCCCATATCTTTACGGAAACTGGCCTCATCTACCCCATCAAGGAGGCCGGCCTTGCTCATGTTTCGATACAGTCCGCCTACCGCTTTGTCGTCAAGAGAGCCTGCCCATTTGTTGTAGTCAACGCCGCCGTGCTGGCCTATGCTTTGCAGGTAGTCGTAAAGTTCCTTTAACTGTTGTTCGTTCATGTTTGCAATTATGTTTGCGATTTTTTATTGTCTCCAGTCTCCGGGCGGAGGGGTTTCGGGATTTCTTTTTGCCGTGCCTCCAGGCCATTGGTATTTAGGCAGCGTTTTTGCGCCTGTGTACGGCTTTTTATTGTGATTAAAGGCAAGGTCGTGAACCTTCAGCAGTTGGTTTTCTGTGTTTATGGTAATAGGGACAATAAGTTTTTTCTCTGTTCCCATTTGAACGTACTCAGCCCCTTCAATGCCTGCATCTTTTACTGCCTTTTCAACGGCTGCTTTTTGATCTGCCGGCCCTCCAAACAGGTCATCTGCTCCGCCTGCTCCGCCTTCTTTTTTTAGCATTGGAGAGCCTTCAAGCGATATTTCAAGTTCCCGGTATGGCTTGTTGTCCTTCATCTTTTCGACGACCTTGGAATTAAGGATGTTCATGTTTCCAATATATCCGCCTCCAAGGTAAAGGTATCCAGCCGCCTCATTGTAAAACTGCTTATCGGCGCTCATCATGTGTTTTAGCCATAACTCGCCGGAAGTTTTTAATTCAGCATCACCCAACCCTCTCTCGGTTTGCATAGCCGACTGGTCAAGTTTTTTGGTTTTGATGATTTCCTCTTTGACGTACTCAATTACCCTTTTTTGGTATTCAGCGTCGTCGTCTCCGTCTCTTGGAACAAGTCCGGGTTTGTCATAGTGTTTAAGCGCGCGCGGATCGTCCATTACGATTCGACGGGCGGCAAGAGCGGCGCTTTCCTCAAGTTTCTTCATATCAACTTTTGACGACCCGCCTTTGGGGCCGCTAAAAGTTGTTGTACTGATTTCGGTTTGCTTTGAACCCGATTCGATAAACTTAACAACGTCAAAGGGCGCTAAATTGATCTGCTCCCGTTTAGCATCCTCGAATGCCATTTGCTCGAAGTTAGTTCTTCCGGCATCGGAGGCGCGCTTTTCAAGTGCGGAACGATCGTCCGCCTCCATAAGCGCTAAAGCAGACTGATACGAGGACGCCAGTTTCGGCCCCAACTCCGGCTCCTGCAATGCAGCCTTCCCGGTTTCCGCAAGTTGTGCATCGTCAAGGGCAACGCCGGGGTTCTGTTCCGCCCTGGTCTTCATTACCTTGCTCCAGTATTCGTGACGATTCACAAAAGGAGTGCGCTCGATCAGTTGCGGGGGTTTTACGCCCGTATCAAGGGTTTTTGAAACGGGCTGGTCAAAAAACTTTTTACGCTCAACCAAACTATCTGCGGTATAAAAGTCCTGCGTTTTGCCGTCAATCTGTCCTCTTGTTACGTCAAAATCGGCCTTTATCTGCTTTGAGTAGGTACTCATCTGCTGGATACGCGAGTAGTTTTTGCGCCACTCTACCGACTGCGGGTCAAGGGAACTCCACGGGTCAACGCCGCCCTGCAAAAGTTGTGTGCCTTTGTCCTGCCATGAATTTAACTCCTGTTTCATTTCGGCATCATGTGCATACCAAAACTCCGGGTTAAAGTCCGTCATGGCCTTTATGGCAGCCATTGCAGCCTTGTCTCTCTCTTGGCGCGCTGCGGCTTTTTTTGCCTTGTCGGCCTGCGCTCCGGCTATCCACAATCCGGCGGCGTAGTCTCCGCCAGTCAGAACGGTAGCAAGTCCCGTTCCCTGCCTTTGATCGTGAACATATCCCTGTCGTGTTCCTACTCCGTCCATATTATTACGGTTTTATCATTTTCAAAAGAATGTCAATTTGCTCTTTAGACATTCCTTTCAAAAATTGAAAATTTGGCGTTTGAGATGCGGCATTGTAAGCGTTTCCGACTATATTACCCGCTGTACTCATAACCGAATTTCCTGTTCCTGCTCCGACTTGCGCCGCTGCTGCGGCCTGCCCCGCGCCTGCTGTTATGCCATTGCCGCCTACATAAGAGCTTAGGAACGTGCTGCCAACTGCGGACAAGCGATCAAGGGCGCTGAACAGGTTTTGCTGGCCTGCTCCGACCTGCTCCCGCGCTTCGTTGTATTGCATGGAATAGGGGGCAAACTTGTTCATCTGCCATTCCTGATCTTGGTATTTGGCGTACACACCAAACATATCCTGCAAGTTGCGCTCCTCGCGGATCTGCTGCTCGGCGCTGGCTATACCGATATTTTGCATGGCGCGTGCCTGATTGGCCTGTATCTGCCCTACTACCGCGAGCGGGTTGCCAACTTCGCGAGCGTTGGCAAAAGCGTTTGAGCCTGCCTGTGCTGCTCGGTTGCGCATTTCCGCCTCTCCGGGCATATATGGATCGGCTGCTGCCTGCCGGGACAATGCCATAGCGGACATAAATCCGGATGGCGTTTCGTACTCCGGGCGTTTCAGATTCCGCAGGGTTTCCCGGCCTTCGCGCATTTGCCTGGCCGCGACTCCTGCTTGGAACAAAGAAGGAATTACCGAAGCGGCTGCGGATATAGCGGGTATTAAAAGAGGTGGCATATATCTTAATTTGGTTGCAAAATTACACTAAAAAAATTACAGTTGGTTTTGGTAAACGATTTCCAAAAAGTAGCGCTTATACGCCTTTTGGAGGACTTCCGGACATTGTTTAGCGGCATCTATAACCTCGTTCCAAATATCCGGGAACTCGTGTACCTCTGCCCGAACCCCGTTTTTGTACATGGCTGTTGGCAGATAGGTTTCACCCCTGACCGAAAACTGGATAGCGTACACGGTTTCGTGTACGATTTTTGCCCCAATCGTTTTGAGCTTAACCTCCCGTGTTTCGGTAAACACGAAGTAGCGTTCGGTAAATAATTCGTCTTGCGTTTCGACCTGTTTTTGCATTGCTTAAAAATTTATAAAGATTTTATGAATTTTATCCGATTGACAAAATCGTCAAACCGGGTTCTTGTTTTGGAAAAAGGATCGCGGCTAAAGTAGTGGCAGTACTCCTCATCGCTCATAAACACCATAGATTTGGCTATTTGGCTGGAGAACCCCATTTGCACCAAGTAGTCAACAAGTTGGCCGGTAGTCATGTTCTCCATATCCTTCGCGGTTAACCAGCCCGTATCGTTAAACTCCTTGCTTACAATCCGCTCGAACGTAACGTGATCGGCGGAATTGAATGCCGCGCGAATTTGCATCATCTCGTCCTCGGTAAAAACGTGAATCTCAACCGACTTCAGCCCTACCGTTACCCGCTTAACCAAAGACGATATGCGAATATAAGTCTTAACCAACGCCGCTATGTGTTCCGCAAGTCGTTGCCGTTCCGGAGCGTGAACGCTCGCTCCGCTGTAAACCTCAGCCCTTATCTTCATATTCTACTGCTTTTGCCATTTGCTGAATAATACTTTTTACCGCCGAACGGCACGCCTCCATCCCCAAATAGTTGCGACCATACGCCAAAGGCATACCGTTCCCGGCATAAAATACCCAGGTATATAAACCTTTTTCGGTCTTTTTTATTTTAAACTTAGAAACCATGGCACAAAATTATAAATAATTTTTATCGGGCGCTCGGTTTTTCCAAAAAATATTTTTACCTTTGCCGGAACGATGCACAAGCAATCAAAACTCACATACGGTAGAATCCTTGCGAAAATCGGCGCCGACCGGTCGCTTAGGAAGCCTATGCGTCTGCTGTTTTGGTGCAAAGTCCACGGAATATCCCGCGTTCATTACAAGGACGATATTCCGTCGTTTTCAAAGTATCAAGTTCAAAAGTATCTTTCCGTCCTGCTCGAACACGGCTTTGTCGGGTTTGACCGGAACGGATACTACTATATCCGGTCGCTTCGGTTTGTAGCGAAGCGGCTGGGAATCGTCGGGCCTATACTGGCTCGACCGGATAAAGACGTTGTCTTTAAGGACAATACTTGGGTTTCCTATCTTATGGGCCATGCCGTACTCTCGTATGTCGGCAACCTTAGAAGCGGCAAATCCAAAAAACGCGCGAAGTGTCACACGGCCTCAAATTGTCATGAGCAGGGGAAGGATCTTCTCGACTTTTGTTCAAATTCTTATCAGGCAAATTCAAGTGCTGACTCTCAAGCGGTTTCCCTCGCGGGTATTGCCAAAAAATTCAACATCACGATCTCAACTGCTTCACGTTGGCGCAGGAGGGGGCAGCGGGCAGGGTATGCTGTCTGTCGTCACTTAAAGTTCATACGCGACTTGAAAGGTGAAACTTTCAATGGCGTTCGGAATTTTTGCGAAGACGGAAAAGTCTTTTTTGCGATCAAGGGTAAGCTGTATCAGGAGCTTCCTGCAATACTTTTTGCGGATGATTTTTAAAGAAAAAAAACGTGCAAACAATATTGTCATGAGCAGTTGTATGTATTGGTTGTATTTCTTTATATCCGTATCCGTATTTGTATATCCGTATTGGTATATGTATTGATTACGATTTGAGGATCGAAGCTAATGCGCGCACGCATACACGCACGCACGCGAAGGAACCCTCAAAAAAATGCACAAAAATGCCAGCAACTTATTTTGCCATCGTGGCTATCCTTGTCTTATCGCTTTGGGTTTGCTTTGATTCCCTGCGGTCAATCATGAATCGCGAAAGCGCCGAAGACAAAGACCCGTTCAAAAATTTGTAAAATGCAAAAAGTTGAATTAAACCGCTTTTCATGGCGCTCAGACTGCACGCTGGGCGACCTCATCCTGCCGGGAACGCAAAAGTTGGTGACGCTGGAACTTCCGTGGCAAAAGAATCAGCGACGGATTTCCTGCATTCCGGCAGGCACATACATCGTTCACAAGCGATTCAAGGGTTTGATGCGATCGTTTGAGGCTATGGTCGCTTTCGCCAAAAGCGTTGGGGTGGAAAAAATCCCGGAATTTGCGCCTGGCAAAACTTTGATTTACAACTACGTCACCCGTCAATACTGGTGGGTGTTCTCTAATCAAAACTTTGGCGACCACTACCACGTCCAAAACGTTGCAGGCAGGAGCGGAATTTTATTTCATACCGGGAACTATACACACCAAATCAACGGTTGTATTTTGCCTGGTCGTCGGCATATGGACTTGAACGGGGACAAAATCCCGGACGTAACGCATTCCCGTTGGGCGCTGAACGTTATGCTTTCTCAACTTGGGGATCAGTTCGAGTTAAAAATTACTTAAAATATTAAAACTTTCACAATACTATGAAATTTGCAGTCATTACAAAAGAGAAAACGTATGAGGTTTCACCTTTGCCCGAACTTCGCTCCCGCAGGCAGTACACGATCGTGGTTGCCCTAATCATCCTGCTGGCTGGTCTTAACTACGTTTTGTGGGTTCCGACCCGAGTATCGGAAGTTATCCAGGTTGAGGTTCCGGTATCTCATATGTCTGTTGTTCCGGCGTCTGCTACTCCGGATCAGCAAATTCCTCCAAATAACCCTGCTATTTCGCACACAACCACGGCTGTATCGAAAGAACCCGCAAAAGAGCACCCATTGCAAGGGCGGAAAAAGAAAGCCAAACGTGGGGCAAATAAACGACAAATAGAAAAAGCGGATATATCTATTACCGGGGCAGTTGGTGTTGGAGATTTGGCTGCGGTTTCGCAATATCTAAAAAAATACGCGCCGCTGGCTGTTGCGGAGATGCGAAAACACGGCATTCCGGCTTCAATTACTTTGGCTCAGGCCATTGTTGAATCCAATGTTGGTAAGTCAGCGCTGGCTTTTAGTAACAACAACCATTTCGGCATTAAGTGCCAGTCGCGGAATTGCAGGCGCGGCCATTGCACTAACCGAACGGACGATCACCACAAAGACTTTTTCAGAAAATACCCGTCCGTTGCAGATTCCTACAAACATCACTCCGTGTTCCTAAAGCAACCGCGTTACCGAAATTGCTTTGCTCATAACAAAAACTACAAAGAGTGGGCGAAGGAACTTCAGCGATCAGGATACGCTACCGATAAAACGTATGCCGCTAAACTGGTGGCTACGATTGAAAAGCACAACCTTGGCAGGTTCGACAAATAAAAAAACCCGATCATTTTCGTGACGTCACGAAAATGATCGGGTTATCGTTTTTGCTGGCGACTATCTTAGCGCAGCATTTCGGCTGCGTATTCAATCTCTTCGTCACTCAATCGAAGCGCAAGCAATTCAGCCTGCTGGTCAATATCAAGGCGTTGGTTGCTTTCGCCCCATTGCTCTCGGTATTCGATTTTCGTTGCGATCCGTCCCGCGATACCGCTGTTTGTGCGCCGGATACGCATTTCCTCCGGCCCCGCCTGCTTCGCCTCGATGATGAGTGCTTTTGCGACCTCAGCCGGGGTCAACAGGCTTTCCAAAAACGCGTTGTACTCCGCTATCCTCGCGCTCATCGCTGAAAAACGAATTGACGCGAATGCACTCGGTGTACTCTGCGTATAGGCTACACATTGCTACACGAAAGCGGTTTTTGTCATCCGGATCAGCCTTATCAAGCAGGAGCGGGCAGTTGACGCCGAATGCCTGCGGCCACAACCCTACCGATTCGTCGCCCATGTCAATGATGGCCAAAGAGTCAACCATCGTAACGTCGTAAAACCATGCCGTTCTTACAGGCAAATACTCGGCATTTACAATGTAGTCGCAATGCCGCTTGTAAATCTCCATAACCTGCTGCTGGAACGGCTCCAGCATATCCGTATCGTGGTGCGCAAACGGACATTGCAGGTAGCAGTCAATCAAGTTTTCGTTGCTGACTACCGTAATCTTTAATGAGAAAACTGAACTGTGCATTTGTTATCGCTTTTCAAATTTGGTGGCCAACTCCACAAAGTATCCAACCTTTGCGCTCATTGCCCAATTAGCAATTTTTTCCAAACCGACGTGACCGTAATCCCGGTATGCCGACAATATCTCATCATCGGTAAGTTCCGCATAGTGCGCCTCAGATTCAATAGCCTCCATAATGGCTTCGTGCATACGGTCTTCGGTGCATATCCATTCGCCTTTACACCTTTCAATTTTTTTCCGTACTGCTGTAATTACTATTTTCTCCATTTTTTTAAAAGTTTTTGTTAATAATTAAATTGCTCTGCAAATATACGATAACAATTTTATTAGCGCAACCTGTTAACATTTCGTTAACAAAAAGGGCGGACGATATTGCATCGCCCGCCCAATAATCAACCTCATGAAAAAATTTACCTACTTACCTATTTCTGTAAGATGCTTGTTTAAGGCATCAAAGATCAGCTTGCTTCTTTCCTCTCCGCTTTTTGCGAGCCGCTCAATCATCGGAAGCGGCAAGGATATGGATATGGAATAGCAGCGGTTTTCAGGATCAATCCGGGGTCGTCCCCGCTTTCCTTTTTTCTTTACTTTTTGTACCATAGCGTTGTTTTAAGTTTAGAATGGCAGGTCGTCCGCTGCTACAATGGAGAACTCCCAGTTTTTTCCAATGGCGGCATTCAGCCCTGCGTTGTGTGAAATGTTGACAAGTATCTCTCTTGCCTCGAAGTTGTCGTGCGCGGAAATTGCCCCGTACTTTTTCTCGTACTGCTCATAGTAGTATTTGGCCTTGTTGCAGATTTCCTGCATTTTGGCCTCATCCTCCATGCCCGTTGCCTTTTTTCCAATTTCCTGCTCAATGATCTGCGCAAACGTTTTCGGCAGAACGCTGTTTGCCTGACTTGCCGGAACTGGTGCTGGTGCTTTCTTTTCAATCGCTGGCTCAATGCCGCTTTCGCCCGAACTGCCGGAAAAGATTTGCTTTTGTGCGTACTTGGCGACGGACTTCCAAAACTCGTTCACCTTTTTGAACGTTCCGTCCTCGTCAATGCCGGGAACGCCATCCAAACGTCCCGTTTCCGCATTGTAAGGATATGCCTTATTCAGCCAATTACCCGACTGGTCTTTGCAGGAGGCGCGCATAAGGCCATCCTTGTCGTAAAGAGCAATCTGAATGAACTTGTCCCAGTCCGCAGACTGGCCGGCCAAGGTGTTGAGAACAGACGATGTTGCGGACGATTTCCAATGATCTGAAAAAGACACGTTCCACTTTTCTCCCGGCCGTACTTCGATGGTCAACGTGTATTCCGTGCGGGCCGGAATACTGTACTGCTTGTTCTCCTCCTTTTCTTCAATGCCTATACCGCAAAGGTAGCCTTGAATGAACGATGCCTGCGTACCGTCGGGCAGCAGGAAATGACTCGGCGTTGTTGTCTTCGCCTTCGGATTGCTGGGGACTACCTTCACCCAGCGCGAATTTCCGGAACTATTTCCGGCAGGCTGAAAATCCCAATTTTTTTCTTGCATAAAATTTGAAATTAGTTTGAAACAAAAATTTGACCTTTCTTTTTGAATCACAAAGTTGACCTATTTTTTTTTACCTACCAACTTTTTTCGACAAAAAATTTTCGCCCCTTTATATATATGCCGCCCTGCTACCCAAAAGGCAAAGGCAGGAGCGGCAAAAAAAAGTTTACGCCGAACGGAAAAAAGTTTACGCCGTACAGAATCCGCGACTTTGGCCGAAAGCGGTCGGGCGCGACACAAAAAGTTTTAAGTTCTGGTTAAATTTGTTTTTTTTGTTTGGTCGCGGGGTTCGGTTTCATCGCGCCGGATTGTTGGCCGGGGTTCGGGTTCGGGTCGTAGTGATCGCGCGGATCTTTCCGATCGGCTCAGGTGGGCAAAAAAATAACCCGACAAAATAGCCGGGTTATTTTTCGGGTTCCTAAATTTTTTCCTGCTTGTAAATTTTCCAGGCTCGCCCGAAAATTTTCATCGGCGGCGCGTCGGGTTCTTTCTCTGCCCTAATTAGGGCGCTGCGTACTTCGCGCGCGTCTTGGTCGTTGGCTTGTTCGTCTTTCCATACGCGGCCGCAGTGCCTCAAAAATTCTTGGTATTTCATGTTTATAAAAATTTGCCCGCTCTCGGTTATGAGGGCGCGCGGGTGAAAAGATAAACTAAATTTCTCCGTTGTCGGCAAAGCTGTAAAAATCGCCGTCGGGGGCTAAAATAATATGATCTAACAGAATAATATCTAACAATTTCCCCGCGTCGGCTATCGCCTTAGTTAGTTTCCGGTCTGCATCGCTGGGCCGGAGTTCTCCGCTCGGGTGGTTGTGCGCAATAATTAGCGCGCTGGCAAGACCTTTGCAGGCGGCCCCAAAAAGTATTTTTAAATCTACAACTGTGCCGGCTATACCTCCGGCGGATAATTCTACAAGGCCTAAAACTTGGTTCCTTCTGTTTAGCAGGAGCGCTTTAAACTCCTCCTGCATTTCGATTTTTTTCGGGTTCCAGCTTTCGCGTAAAATTTCGTGCGCTGAATGCGACCCGGTAATTTTCGGCCGGTCTTTGGCTTTTACTTTGGCGCTATAAAAAAGGCTTATTTCCGCAACTTCCATTTTTTATAAAAATTTGCCCGCTCTCGGTTATGAGGGCGGGCGGGTGAAATAATTATTTTTCTGCTGGTTTAAAAAGCGCGTGCGCTGCAAATTTGTTACCGATAAAGTCTTCTATATTAAAAAAGGCAATTTTTCCGGATTTGTTGCGCTTATCGTATTGTTTTACCTTCCATCCTTTGCGGGTTCTCTGTAAAAGTTCTACTTTTATGTCCGCGTAAAAAACGTGCTGCCAAACTTGCCCTACTTCCATGTTTTAAAATTTTGCCCGCTCTCGGTTATGAGGGCGGGCGGGTGAAAAAATTATTGTTGTTCTGGCTTCGGTTTGTCTGCTTGCGCGTGTTCGGGGTATCGCCTCAAAAACCCCAACCAAAAAGCCGGATAAACTTCTGCGAATTCGGGCGGGTTTAGTATTGCGGCGCGCTCAGAAAATATATATTCTTTTTGTGCTGTGCTGTGTTCTCCGGTTGCCAAATCGAAAACTTGGTAAAAGCCGGGGCGCTCTATTGCGACTACCGCCAAAATATAGTATTGAAATCTTGCTACCGCTGTTTGGCCGGGTTCGCAATATACTTCTAAATTGTCGGCTATGATGGCAAAAAACGGGGGCTTTTTCACGGGTTGCGCTCTTTTTGGGTAAAATAAGAGTCTTCTTCCTCGTCGCCGAAATATCCGTTTTCCTGCAAATATTCGATGGCTTCAGCGTCCCAGTATTCGGGCGCGTTGTCTTGCAAAAATATTGCAGCGTCTGCGGCATCTTCGTTGTCGTCTCGAAATAGCGCCACTACTTCGTAATAACTGCCGAAATCGTGCGGGAAAGATTGCCTTTTCAGGCGTATTTTTTCGCACTTTTCCGGGTGCTTCCTGCGCAGTTGGTCGGCATATGCAGCGCACTCAAGGCGCGCGCGCTCTGAATAGTCGGGGTCCCCTACTTGCGCGCATTGTTCCCCGTGGGGGGTCGGGCCCAGTTCTATGTAATCTATCATTTTTGAAAAAATTTAGGTTATCTAAAAATAATGGATGTCAAAACGGCGTAAAACAGCCATTTAAAAAGTTTTTTGGCGCGTTTTCTCATTCGGTTATCCTTTGAACCTTAAAAAAATTCCGGTGGTACATTAGGTACCTCGTTGCTTCTTCAAGGATGTTAACCGGCCCTTCGCTGCCGTCCTTCAAGTAACACCAACCAAAAAAAGTAGTATCTATTCCCATTTGCCGGGCTGCGTCTGCCCAGCTTTGCGGTATCGCGGTATCTATTTCGGCGTCGGGGCGCAAAACGGCGTCTGCGACTTCCCGTTTATTTGCCCAGATTGAAAAAAGCGCGCGCGAAATATAGGCGGCTGAATCATACGCGGGCGGCCGCATATCAAAAAGTTTTTTCTGCTGCCAAGGCAAAAAAAGCGCATCGGCGGCGGCGCGTAATTGTGCGCTGGGTTGAAGCTCTTCCTGCATTGTGAAGCCGTCAAACGTGAAAAAATTCCGTTTTTTTGCTCTATTCGAGTCAAAAAAATACTTTTTTTCCTCAAAAAATAGACTTTCCATGTTGAAAAAATTTAATTTTTAAATATAAAAAAATATTGTCCCTCGTATGGTTGCTCTCTTTCGTGTCCGTCATAACTGGCAAGCTGCGGCCCGCGGCCGTCGTATCTCAATACATCATCTATCCATCTGTCCAAATCAAAATATGGTAACAAGTCTTTCGATATTTCGTGCGCATAGCACTCGAAAAAAATATTTTCTACGCGGGCGCGGGCTGCTTCGTCTGCTTCCGCGTCTGTAAGGACCAAGTACTCGTATCTGCCTATTGTGTAGGTGTCGCCGTCTCGCGTCTCTTCAATGTCTTGCAATGTTTGGGCGTCTTCTTCCGATATTTCGCCGTTTTCGTCTGGCTCTGCAATGATTTCAAGGTGTAGCGCAAGCGCTACGACCTTTGCGGCGTATTCATATACTGAAACGCGCGTTTCGTTGTCGTGGTCGTGGTCGTTGTGCATTTGAAAAAAAATTGTGAAGTGAAAAAATAAGTTATGGGTGTGCCTTAATGATTTTAAAATTTGCGGTCGGCATTAGCAGCGCTGCAGCCTCCTGCACCGTGTCGGGCTGGTCGTTGCCTTGGTTGTCGCGGTGAAACTTCTCTAACTGGTCGGCGCTGACTCCCTGCGCGCTTAGCGCTTCTGATAGCGCGGTAATTAGTGCGTCCTGCCTGCGGTCGTATCCGTATCCGCCGGCGCGGGCGCCTCCTTCGCTCCATCGTTTAGGATAGTCGGCGGTTGGGTTGTAAATCCATACGCAACACGACGCGCGCGCGTCGGTTTCATAGAAACGGGCCGTTATGACCTCGCAAATTTGCGGGCCGTCTTCTGTATTGATGATGGTTAGTACTGAAATTTGCGCGCTGAAGTGTTTTGCGCGGCGGTTCGATATTATACTATGGTACATGGTATTTGTTTTTAAAGTTTAAAAAAAATTATATACCGTCTTCGCTTGCCATTATTCCGATAATAGCGCCAACAAGCGCAAACGCTGCATGGTAAAGCGTCCAAAGTACCCACAAAAGAATGTTTAACCTTTCGGGGCAGTAAGCGCTTCCGGCTGTTGCTGCGGCCAAAAATCCAGCGCCAACAAGCAAAGAAAAAACAATACTTAACACAATAATCAAATAACGCATAATTTTAATATTTTAAATTGAAAAAATTTAGCCTGCCTCGTCAGGTGCGGGGGGCAAGTTCCGCACTACGCCGCGGGGTCGCGGCGTTTCGGCTTATCGGGCTATCCGAGTCCCGCAGCCTTCGCCGACTTTGCCGATGCCGTGGGAAGTTGCGCAGGATTGCAGGCAGATGGCACCGAAAATAAGCGCGAAAACAAAAGTAACAAAAGTAGATTTTTTCATGGCGTAAAAATAAATTTAACTGTTAAATAAAATGATAGCACAAAGATAAGGGCGCTTTTTGCATCTGTCAAGTATTTTTTCCCTGTTAACATTTCATTAACAAATAGGAATATAGTAATAATAGGAACGCGCGCGCGCGTATGTGTGTGCGGGCTGCGCTGTCCTTCTCCCTACCTTTGCCCCTACCTTTCTCCTTACCTGAATTACGGGCAGCGCGTGGAGTATTGCGCGCGCTGGTCGCGTTCGCTGCGCCGGTGCCGTCCGTCTGTGCGCGCGTCTGCTGCTGCTGCTATCTTTTGGCCTACTCTTTTCCCTTGTTTCTTTTTGCGCGGTTATTTAATGCGCTGGGCTGCAATACATTACGCGCGTTTGTTGAATGTATGCGTATTAATGCAAGTTTGTTTTGCGCCTCCATTTAAGCGATTCCGGCCGAGCTTGCGCACGAATCGCGCGCGCCGGATATATAGGAAACGCGCGCCCGGGGTGGTTTGCGATTTCGATTTCGGAACGCCGCCGACCGCCCCACCACCTATACATCAACCGGCAGCGTGTATCCTAATTAAAAAAAACAAGAAAAAAATTTGCTATCAATAATAATCGCCTGTATCTTTGCCACACATTTTTTAACTAAAAACAAAACTATGCAGCAACAACAACGCTATCGAACTCCAATCCTGCCATGGATTCTACTGCTCACTTCCGCCTTGGCTTTGGCCTGTTTCTTTGTCGAGGCAAAATCGTTAACAATCTAAAAAACAATCGACAATGTTTACAGAAAAAGACCTTGTTGCTTTTGGAAACTATGTTGTTTCCGACCAGTTCATTTTTGACTCCGCCTTTGCGTTCGGCTTCGGCCTGTCCAACATGGACAACATCACGGACGAAGACTTGTCGCTATTCCATTCCAACCATGACCGCCTGCTGGAGGCTGAAGTTGTCGGGTCATACACCAAAACTCAAATGGTGTCTTTTGCCCGCTATATGCGCAGCGATGAACGCGCTCAGCGGATCATGGATTTGATTACTGACCCGGAAACTTTTGAACTAAATGAGGACGAATTGATGAGCGGCTATCTGATTGCGATGCGACAGGTAAGTGATGCCGACATTGAAAACTGGAAACTGTTGGCGTATGCTTAATTGGAAGTTTTTGGCCTTTCAGGCGGTTGCGTGTTTTTTTTACCACGTTTCGCTGGAAATGTACGAATTTGACGCTCGGACGTTTGCCTGGATATTCATGTTGGTTTTCGATATGCTTTTATTTCCGCTCCCGCTGGTCGTTCTTTTGTCGTACATGGTTTTACAAGGTCAATCTATTTCGGGCTGGAGTCGTTTGGTTCACGCGCTTTATGCGGCCAACGTTTTGTCTGTACTATGGCGTTACCAATCTGAAGTATTAAACCCTTTGGTTGTATTTGCTATCATTATTTTTTTAACAACTTATACAATTTTACTACGTTATGGGTTACTACCCTCAGTCAGATAAGACAAAGTTTTGTCAAGGCGTTGAAATGATGCTCCGTGTTGTTGGTTCAACGATGGGGCCGGGCGGGAATCCGGTTCTTGAATGCGCCGGGCTGGATGCTTCGTATCGTCGCCTCATCCGGGACGGCAAAGAAACGCTGAAACTGATTCAGCCGAACGACCCGGAAATGTATGAGCCTATTGCCCGAATGAAAGATGTCGCGGAGGCTGTCGTCCGGCGTGCTGGCGACGCCACAAGTACGGCTACGATCATTTTGGGCAGCGCTTTTCTTCATATCGAAAAGGCTATTAAGGATCACCCGGAACTGAACCGGAGCCGTATTGCCTTTCACGTTCGGCAGGCTTCAAAGATTGCTTTGGCTGAACTTGAAAAGCGCAAATTGCAGGTTACTACAAGTCAGGACTTGGAGAACGTTGCAACGATTTGCGCGGCCGGGGATCGTGAAATCGGGTCTGTTATCGGTTCGATGATTGAAAAGATTGGTGCGGACGGGACTGTCAAGGTTGAATACCACGACAAACCGGGTGTTGAGGCGGTAATTGTTCCGGGCTACAAGTTCCAGGGCGGTGTGTACGGCATTGACCAATACAATGGTCGGCGCGGCCTCGAATTGGACAACCCTCGTGTTGTCGTTGTCGGCGACGAAACGGGTTTGGTGGATTACAAGATGGATGTTGCCCCTATTTTGGCGGAAGCGCAAAAGTTTGGCGACAACCGTCCGCTGGTGGTATTCGTGTTGTCTGCCGAAGGGTCTGCCCGCGCTACGTTGCTTCGTCCTTTTGTAAATGGTGCGGATGGCAACACGTTCCGTGCGCCTGTTTGGCTGGTTCGCATTGGTGCTGGCGGTGTAAATACCTGCGCGGACATTAGTGCTGTTACCGGGGCAACCTTGTTTGGCAAGTTGAACGGCAAAATGATTTCCAAGATCAAGGATTCGGACTTTGGCGAAGCGGCTTCGATTGTTGCTACTACGGAATCCGTAACGATTGTTTCTTCGGACGATCAAAAGGCGTCTGTAAAGGATTATGTGAAGCGGTTGGAGGCTTCGATTGCCGAACATCCGGAGCTGGAGGAAAAAACGCGCGAACGCATTGCTGCGGTAACGGGGGGTGTTGGATTGATTCGCGTTCCGGCTTCTACGCAATCTTCCGGCTTCTACTATCAGGAGGTTGTTGACGACGCTTGGCGGGCTACGCGGGCGGCTATCAACGGCGGTGTTTTGCCTGGCGGCGGGGCTGCGTTATCAGGTGTTGCTGAAAATCTATTCTCGATTCATGCAACGGCTTGGTCGGAGGAGGCATTGGTGTACGATGCCATTGGTCATGCCTTTTACGGTGTATTGAAGACGGTGTGTAACAATGCCGGATTTGAAGTTGACTGGGGTAATATTGAATTTGGTTATGGTAAGACTTACGACATTGTTTCCGGTGAAATGAATGTAAGCTCGCTTGAGTGCGGGGTAATTGATTCTGCTCCTGCGATTATGGCTGCTGTTGAATTGGCTTTGGCTGAACTTGCTTTGTGGGTCAATTCGGAGTATTTGTTGGTTCAAAAATTTGAGCAATGATAATAGTAACTGAAAAGGAGTTCAAGGCCATGCAGCCCGGACTAAACCGGGTATTGGTTATTCCGGACGTTGACGATCACGTTGACGCCGCTACGGGCATTCAGATTGCGCGTGACGAAAGCGAGCGCGAACAGGGTGTTATTGTGGCTTCTTCTGATGACGCCGTAAAGGCCGGGTATAAGGTAGGCGACCATATTGTGTATGCCAAGACAAGCATGGAGGTTTTTGAGTGCGAGGTTAATTTTGGTGACAGGGTTAATACGCTTCGGCTTCGTGTTGTTGACTGGCACGATATTGCTTTAAAATATTAGGCTTATGACAAGATTGCAGCAAATTGGTGTTTTATTGATTGCCCTGCATATCGTGTTTAGTTTCACGGGTGTGTATCGGGCTGTTTCTGCTCCGAGTTACGATGTGTATGTTTACACGGGTAATCAGGGGTATTTGTTCAAGGACGTCCGGGTTGGTTTTTCCAACTTATGCGTTGTTCCGGACAGTTCCGGTGTTTTGGTTTTGTATTCCGGTGTTGCCGGGAAGGAAATATCTGTGTCGGGTGTAAAGAGTTGTGATATTGTTGCTGTACGAAAACCGCTTTTGTTCCCATGGTAGGAGATTTGTCTTTATATGTTGAAGTCGCTCCGGTTGGGGACGTTTCTTTTGACAAGGACACGGGGGTGTTGGTCAATGATTTTGTGGATGTCCATATTCTGCGTTCCCTGCTTGTCCGTGTTGTTTCCATACCGGGGCGGCTTCCGTATTATCGCCATGAGGTAGAGGCTGTTGGTTCGATGTACAAAAAGAGCAAGTCTCGGTTTGTGTCGGAATGGTCTCAACGGATGACGCACCGTAGTTGCGAGTACGATGTTCCTGTTGAGGTGTCTGTTGGGGACTTGGTTTTAATGCAGCACTTACCGAATTTGGAGCAGCCGGAAGGTGTGCGGTATGTTAGGTACGATCAGCTGGTTGCCCGGCTTATGAAGTTATCCGGGGGGTTGTATCCTTTGAATGGCCACCTGTTGTTGCGAATGCCGGAAGACGAAAAGGGGTATATTGATCCTAAGTATAAGTGGCGAAATTCTTTGACGCGCGGTGAAGTGATTGCGCAAGGGTGTGCGGTAAGGGGGTACAAGCGTTGGCCTGGGTTTCGGGACAAAGTTTCTGAAAACTGGGTTGGCAGGACGGTTTATTTCCGGCCTTACAGCGCGGTTAGGATTGAGAATGATACGCACCGGACGATGGATTATTCTTCTCCGTGGCCATATTATCGAATTAGCAAGCCGCAAATCTTATCATGGACGGACTAACGGGTGTACTGCAATTTGACACGACAAAGATGCGGATTGATCCGCAGGCAAGCGGGATGCTTTGGGAACGGTATCCGGAACTTGCTATGCGGAAAAACCTTTGCAGTATTGATACGTTTACATTTAGTCAGTTAGATGAGGAGCCTGTTTCTTTGCAGGATTTGAATAAAACGATTATCTTTGTGGCGTATTTCTGCGATCCGGGCAGTCCGTTTTTTTCGGAGGTTGTTTTGGATCACCGCATGAAGGTTTGTTTGGATGCGGCTGGAATTACGGGTAGGTTGAGGACGCTGGTTTTGTCGCGGCATTGGTGGGTTTCGAGGGTTATGACAGAATATTTGAAATTAGTGCATAGCCATGAGTTTGAGTTGTGGTTGAGTTTGTCAATGGACTATGCGGAAAAAATGGCATATTTGCGGCTACCGCTTACATCTTTTGTTGACAATATGGAAAGCGCAATGAATGCCCGCGATAAGGTACAGAAAAGCGCTCCGGCGCTGAAGGATGAAATCAAAAAGTTAGAGACAAAGTTGTTCCCGAATGCCTATGTAGTGGATGCGGCTGTGGAAACAATAACAGCGGACGGTATAGGGGGTTGGGCGGAATACTTTGCGATGGATAAAGAATGAATTTTTTAAAAATAAAATCAAGTAGTATGAAATTCAAAGCACTTCTTTTCTTTTTTGCCTTTTTTTGTGCGGCTTTTGTCTCCGCGCAATCAAACGCATCAAAAGTCGTTCCGTGGGTTCAAAACGGCGACTCTCTTTCCGAAAACACGACTCTGGCCTATGAGCTTGCCATTGGCGGAACAATTGATAAAACAAAACTGTGGAACTACTCAGTTATTGTTTTTGCCGATTCGATTTCCGGCGCCAACGCCGGGACGGTTCAACTTCAAATTTCCAACGATCCCGCCGGAACGGCCTCGCCTATTTGGTCTAATTATGGCACGGCTGGAACTATTGACGGAACCGCAGATCAGTTTTTTAACTACGAAGGGACGCTCTATGCTCGCCGCCTCCGTGTTTTAATTACCTCTCCTGCCGGAACCCGAAAAACTGCTATTCGCCTGCGTGGGCTTTTCCGACAAGTTGAATAAAGAAGTTCTGCTGCATACGTTACCGGGCGCACGAAACGGAAGTTATCGTGCGCCCACCTTTAAGAATGAAAAAGTTATCTTTATTCATATTATTCTTAGGCTTTTTCTTCCGGTTGTTTAGTCAAGGGACTGTTTTGACAACGGAGGGCGGGAAGCCTGTTATGTTAAACCTCGACGAAATGCGCACGGTGCGCCCTGTTACGTCGGGGTCTTTGATTTTATACGGATCGGCATTGCGCGCTATTTACGTTTCTGAAACGCCTGCGCAAATTGCAGGATCGGGGTGCGGTCAAATAGCGCTTGTAAATACGACCGACGTTGGCAGGAATACGATTGTTGGCATTGGCGTTCGCCATATTGACGCGATTCGGAAAACATCCGACGGCAAAGCGAGTATTGCAATGAATGCGACCAATATTCCGGCTATGAAAAGCGTGGAGGATTTTGAAGCGATTGTCTTGCGGATTGCGGTGTGTTCTACCGGCCCTGGAGGCAACGGGTCTTCTGCGGGCGGAGATCGGGACAGTATTGAAGCGATGGTTTATGTTCCGACTACCGGGCGGCTTTCACTTATAAATGAATCCGGGGATAGCATTAGCGTAGTTATAAACAATCAAACGCTGTCTGTAACAGGAGATAGTTTAAGTATTAGTTTTGGCAATAAAGTAAAACTGCCGTCAAAAAGCCTTTTGGATTTGGCATCTGAATTGCCATATTATGTTAGCGATTCCGCGGCGCTGGCTGCTGGTCTTGCTCCAGGCGCGCCCTATTTGTTGGAGTGCAATAATGACTACAATTTACCTTCCGGGCTTTTCAAGGTTGTAAAAATTTGTGGGTATGACTGTTTTATTGTTTTACGTTTTTATACAAACGATGAGGAGGCTGCGTCTTCCGGGGTTCCTGTTGGCAGGGAATATGTTTTGGATGATGACAACGCTTTGGGGGTTCTTTACGGCTTCATTAAAGTTCTTACAAATGATACGCTAAGCACGGGCGGATTGATTTGCAATGACACGCTGCCTGTTTATGCGTCTGACGCTTTGGCTATATCCGGCGGCCTGGCTGTTGGAGATCAATATGAAACTTCTGACGAAAATACCTATGGCGCTCCTGCTGGAATTGGTCGTATGGTTTCGTCTTCAAATACTTTGTCCGGCACAACTCAGGTTTGCTGTGACGAAAATGACAATTTGCCTTTTTTCAGTAACGATTCGGCTGCTATTTCCGCCGGATTGTTGGCCGGAGAAAAGTATTATCTTTTAAAATCGAATACATACGGATGGCCGTATGGAACAAAAAAGACTGTTCAATGAATCAAAAGTTTTTCCTTTCCGCCTTGTTTGTTTTTTCCTGCGGCATTGCGGGCGCGCAGGGTATCGTAAAGGGTTCCGGCATCATTTACAGCGATTCGATTCCTACGCATAGTGTAGATACGCTAAAAGAAGCGGAAATTGCTTTGGATGTCCGCACCGGGAATTACTATCAATGGAGCCGCGATTCGGTCAAGTGGGTGTTCTCCGGATTTAGGGTTGAGATCAAGCCCGGCGCCTGTTCTGCCCCAACGTACATTCCGGGGCGCAATCAGTCTTATTTCGTTTCCGACACTTGCGGAACATTTTATTTTTACAACGACACGCTTTGGAGGCAGGTTAAGGGGACGATTGCAGACGGAGATAAAGGAGATATAACGGTATCCGGAAACGGACTAAACTGGAATATTGACGCCGGAACGATTGGCGCTACCGAACTTGCGTCCACGTCTGTTGCTCCGGGAACGTACTCAAATGCTACGGTTACCGTTGACGCCGACGGTCGTATAACAAATGCCGTAAACGGGCCTACCGGCGCGCGCGGCATATATGATGGATCGGGAACTACCGGAGATTCTACGGTTGTTGCAAGTATCAAAAAGGAAATTCAGTTTAGGTCTGATTCTACGGATGCTTCATTTTTGGTGGACTTTACGCCGAATGATCTGTATGGAACCAACGCGGCTGTTCGCCCGGACTCTTTGAACTTCCTGTTTTTTAATTTAACGGGTTCATCGCGTCTTGTTATTAAGTCGGACGGCATTTCCGCTATTACAAATACGGCAAACCCGTCTTTGCGGCTTACCGGGAACCCTGCGATATACAGCGCGGACTACTCTCCGTTTACGGATCGTGAATTGCCGGACTACGCGGCGGTAAAAAAAATCGTTGTAGATTCTGTACAGGTTATAACTGTAACAAACGACACGGCGTACTTGAGTCGGTCTGGAGGAATTATTCCATTGAAAAAATACGCTCAGGTTATTGATACGTTTTCAAGGCTTAATGATACGCTTTTTATATCTTTGAGCAATGACAACGCCCCTGCTGTTAGTGCCATTATTGACGGTAGCTCAACAAATGAAATTCAGGACTTATCGTTATCCGGTCAAACGCTTTCTTTGAGCAATGACCCAACAACGGTGACGCTTCCGGTTATTGGAGTATCCGGCGGAACAGGAATTACAACAAGTTCGTCGGGCGGCACGGTAACGGTGACAAACGCCGCGCCGGATCAAACCGTCTCAATTAGCGGATCGGGTATTACAACCGTTACGGGAACTTATCCGGTCTTTACCGTCACCAGCACGGAAAACGACGGATCAACTTCAAATGAAGGTAGCCTTACAGTAGGAGCCGGAATAGCAACTACAAGCGTAATATCCTCAAATACAAGCGGAAGCACAAACGTCACCATTGAAGCCGGGTCTAATATAACGTTAAGTGAATCAGGAAATACAATTACGATTGCATCTACGGCTGCCGGGGTAACGGATGGAGATAAAGACGATATTACGGTTTCCGGCTCCGGCGCAAACTGGAATATTCGAAATGACTCGGTAACAAGCCCTAAAATATTGGACGGAACTATTGCGCTGGCAGACATGGGCGCTAACAGCGTGGACTCAACAAAGGTGGGCGACAAAACGCTTAGTCTTAGTGATCTCAACGGGGCATGGGGGGTACAAAATGGATTCGTGTTGAAATGGAATGGGTCTAACTGGCGACCCGGGGCGGATAATACCGGGGCGGACGGGAACGGCATTTATGGCGGCGACGGAGATATACCAACCGGCACCGACGCGACATTGCCGCTCAATAGTTTTTTTAGGTTTGAATGGCCAAGCGGAAATACAGCCTTTATAATGGATGATTTTGGCGACACGGTTTATTTGGCCGACCCTTCGCTGGCTTCTTCTGTTTTGGTTTCCGCTTCAAAGGTCGGCCTTCGCTCAACAGGGAATATCGAACTTTGGGGTGGCACGGGCGGCGCTAAACTTCGGATGTTAGAACCGACGGGATCGGGAACTAACTATACTGAAATTCAGGTCGGCGCACAGTCAACGGACATAACTTATACTTTGCCAACAACAACCGGATCGAATGGTCAATACCTGCAATTTACGACTGGCGGCCAGTTGCAATGGTCAACGGTGGCGGCCGGGGTAACGGATGGAGATAAAGACGATATTACGGTTTCCGGCTCCGGCGCAAACTGGAACATACGCAACGATTCAGTAACAAGCCCAAAGATATTAGACGGGACGATTGCGCTGGTGGACATGGGCGCAAATAGTGTTGACTCAACAAAAATAGGCGACAAAACTGTAAGCCTTAGCGATCTTAATGGTGCGTGGGGCGCAAATGCAGGATCGGTGCTAAAATGGGACGGGAACAACTGGAGGCCGGGAACAGACAATAATACCGACGCGCAAACGCTATCTATTAATAGTACAACGGTAGGCAGTAGCGAGCGGTTTGCTGTTTCGATTTCCAGCGGGAATACGGTTAATTTTGACGTACCACAAGGGACGGTTACCTCGGTTGGTATCACTCAACCCGCTGCCGGAATAACAGTAACTAATAGCCCTGTAACAACAAGCGGAAATATAAGCCTTGCGCTTGCAAATGACCTTGGCGCGGTTGAAGGGCTTACCACGAACGGTATTGCGGTGCGGACTGGTGACAACACATGGACAACAAGAAGTATAGCGGGCGCGGCGGACCCTTCATCCACCGCATTACCTACTATAAACGATTTTAATGGCGTCAATGGTAACCCCACAATATCAATAAGCACATCAACAAGCACCACAAAACTAACGGCGCTTGTTGCTACAACCGCTAACATTACATTAAGCGGGACGCAAACGATTGATGGTGTTGCGCTAAGTGCAGACAACAGGGTGCTGGTTAAAAACCAAAATACAGCGAGCCAAAATGGCTTATATGTAGTTAGGACAACAGCGTGGGTCAGAGCAACAGACCTTGATGCAAATACCGAATTAAACAATGGAGTTTTGGTTTACATTAGTCGCGGGACAGCAAATGGAGGCAAATACTTTAGGCTCGCAACGTCAACAGAACCGCCATTAACCATAACCACAAGCGCTTTAAGCTTTAGCGAAACCCTTGGCGCTGGCGTGACGGACGGCGACAAGGATGATATAACGGTATCAAATTCAGGCGCAAACTGGAATATTAGAAACGATAGTGTTACGACTCCAAAAATCCTAAACGGAACAATCCTGTTTGAAGACATTGGCCAAAACAGCGCATCGCCCGGACAGGTTATCAAGTGGAACGGGACAGCTTGGGCGGCGGCGGCCGACAATACAGGCGGATCGGGTTCGACTGATTTAAGCTGGACGGGCGCTTCTTCGCCTTATACGCTTAATAGTTCTTCTGGCACGGATGTGGATTTCGCGCAAGGCGGCGGCATAACGCTTTCAACAAGCGGGGCAACCTTGACTATTGCGGCTACGGATCAGTCCACGACAAACGAATTACAGACACTTTCTACGGCTACAAATACGGTAACGCTAAGCAATAGCGGCGGCAGTTTTACGATTGCAGGCGGCGGCATAAACGCTGCTTCAACATCGGGTTCTACTATTACAATAACCGGAACAGAGGTGGATGGCTCAACGACAAATGAGATACAAGACCTTTCGCTTTCAGGCCAAACGCTTTCTTTGAGCAGCGACGCTACAACGGTGACGCTTCCGGTTATCGCGGTATCGGCTGGAACTGGAATATCCACAAGTTCTTCCGGCGGCACGGTGACGGTGACTAATTCGGCGCCCGACCAAACAGTAGGAATAACCGGAACCGGAATAACAGTAGTTTCTAATTACCCAAACTTTACTCTTACGGCGGCCGATCAGTCAGCCTCAAACGAAGTGCTAACAATTTCCGATGGCACAAACACCGAGGCTCTGGGCGGTCAAACATTAACAGTTGCAGGCGGTGGTATCAATACGGCATCCTATAATGCTACAACCAATACGCTTACGATTAGCGGCACCGAGAATGACGGATCAACCTCAAACGAAGGTATTTTAGGTGTAGGCGCTGGATCGGGAACAACCGCTACAATTACAACAAACACAACAACCGGGAATGCTGTAACTATCGCGGGCGGTGGTATTGTGGCTATTACAAAAACAACAGGTACGAACGGCGGCACTATTACTATTACCGGCACCGAGGCGGATGGCTCAACTACGAATGAATTGCAAACGCTTTCCACGGCAACAAATACCGTTACACTCAGTAACAGCGGCGGAAGTTTTACAATCTCTGGCGCTGGCATTAATACGGCATCTACTTCCGGCTCAACTATAACTATAACAGGAACCGAGAACGACGGCTCAACTACAAATGAACTTCAGACGTTAAGTACGGCGACAAACACCGTTACGCTTTCTAATTCAGGCGGCAGCTTCACAATAGCAGGTGGTGGTATCAATACAGTATCCACAAGCGGGTCAACTATTACTGTTACTGGAACTGAAAACGACGGCTCAACCACAAACGAACTGCAAACAATCGCCAACACATCCGACGCAACCAGTCATACGGTGACGCTGTCTAATTCGGGCGGGTCGGTGCAGTTGATTCAAGGCGCTGGTATTGATCTTACAACAGGCGGGAACAGCGGCGCGGGAACGGTTACGATTGCGGCCACAAATAGCGGCACGGTTACATCGGTAGGCATCACCGCACCGGCCGCCGGCATAACCGTAAGCAATAGCCCTATCACGTCGAGCGGGAATATTACACTTGCGCTTGCGGATGATTTAGCGGCGGTAGAGGGATTAACGAGTATAGGTGTTGCTGTTAGAACCAATAATGTGCCGCCAACATGGACAACAAGGTCTTTAACGGTAGCTAATCCTATTTCTATACAAAACGCTACGGGCGCAAGCGATAATCCGTTTATATATTTAAACAATGGAGATTACGGCGATATAAGCATTGCAAACTCTAATTTGCCCCTCGGGCTTCGTGGCGATGTTTGGACGATTGATGCCAACGTAGTAGATTCAACAAACGTCGGCAACAATACGTTGAGCGTTGACGATATTAACGGCGGGTGGGGCGTTCAAACCGGGTCTGTATTGAAATGGAACGGGACAAACTGGCGTCCGGGAACAGACGAAACAGGCGGCGGCGGCGGCGGCGTGACCGACGGCGACAAAGGCGACATAACGGTATCCGCTTCCGGCGCTACGTGGACGATTGATAACACCGTTGTGAATTACGCAAAAATCCAAAACATATCCAACACAAACCGCATTTTAGGCCGGGCAACGGCCGGGGCTGGATCAGTCGAAGAGATAACAGTTGGTGGCGATTTGACCCAAAGCGGGTCAAATTTTACGGTTGCTAACGACGCCATCACTTTTGCGAAAATGCAGAACAGCGCAGCCGCCGGGCTTTCGGTAGTTGGGCGAAGCGCAAACAGCGCCGGGGATTTCGCCGAAATAAACGCGGGCACAGACGGCTTTGTGTTGCGCAGGTCGGGTACTACTTTGGGCTTTGGGACGGTGGCGACGGCGGGGATTGCGGACGCGGCGGTGACTTACGCAAAAATCCAAAACGTAGCAGGTAACAGCGTGTTGGCTCGTACTGCCAGCGGATCGGGCACCCTTAGCGAGGTGGCGCTTTCGGCTTCTAATTTGTTAGGTCGCGGTAGTACGGGTAATGTGAGCGCGATTACGTTGGGTAGTAATTTGTCTATGTCGGGCACAGCCCTTAACACGACCGGGCATCCAACAATCACGGGAACGCCAACGACAAACGCGATACCGAAATGGACATCAAGTTCGGCGCTGGGTTCGACGATTGTCCAAGAGTCAATTTCTGGCGCGGACACGATCATTCAGATCGTTGGCCGGGACGCTTTGCGGTTGCCGCTGGGGACTACGGCGGAGCGGCCGGGAACGCCTACTATTGGTATGACGCGCTATAATACTACTAATGGGGCGTTTGAGTATTATGACGCGGACGCGTGGGAAACGCCGCTGATTTCGGCTACGGGTACGGGACTTGGTACGGCGGGAAATGTGTTTTTTGCGGATGCGAATGGGCGGGCAAGCGGATCAACAAACCTTTTTTGGGACGCGACTAATAGCAGGCTGGGTGTTGGGACAAGTTCGCCGCAAAGTCAGTTTCACTTTGTAACGAACGTTTCAGGCGACCCATCAAACTTCGTTGTAGAGCGATACACAGCAAACGCAAACATTATCCAGCGCCGCGCGAACGGAACTATTGCGTCGCCAACAGCCTGCCTTAATGGAGATGTATTGGGCGCAAACGCTTTTCGTGGCCATAACGGGACGGCGTTCGCATCCCTTTCATCTGTAGTCATGCTTGCTGTTGCTACGGAAAACTGGACAACCTCTGCAAATGGCGCGAGGTTTACAATTAACACGATTCCTAACGGGGCAACTTCAGGAAGTGCACGATTTACAATTAACCACAACGGCAACGTAAATATTGGTAGCGGCACAAGTCCTGAAAACAGGTTGCAAATTGAAGGCACCCTCGGTCGCAACGCGCCCGTATCAACTGACGCCACAGCATACGTCATGACAAATGACGTATCTACCACGTGGCTAATTTGTGACGAAACAGCAACAACAACGATCACCCTTCCGGCGGCATCAAGTTGGAGCGGCCGCGAACTCACAATCAAAAATATCACCGCTTTTGCGGTGAACTCAAACGCGTCTAACGTTTTGCCTATTGGCAGCAATACGGCGGGAACGGCGATACTTTCAGCAACGGCTGGATCGTGGGCGCTGCTGGTATCAAATGGCACGAACTGGGTTATAATGCAACGCGGATAAAACAAACATTAAAATATGAAACACATCCTTTTCCTTCTCCTTTTCCCGGCTGCCTTGTTGGCGCAAGATCAACCGGACACAACCGCCGTCACCTATGAAAACCGGGGCGGCATCTTTTACACCGTCACGAAAACAACGTTTCAATCCGGGCGGATCGTGACCGAAGAAACGCCGCTTGGCGCGGACACAGCAGGCGTGGTAAACGCCATTATCGGGCCGGTATTCACAGCCACAACCGACGCCGCAAACAAGGCTATACAGGTGGCACGGCTTAACCGGGTGCGGCAACAGGTGGTGGCGGCCAACGCGGCGCTCAACGGGCTTGTTGGACAGGATTATTTTAGCGTGGTACAGAACGCCGTTGGCCAGGAATTTTTGCCGGATTCATTACAAAGTATCCCGGCTACTATGCGCGTTGACGGCGGCTCTCCCATCACCGCATCAATCCGGCGAAACGCCGCCGGGCGCTTGGTATTTAGGCAGGGAACGCAGAACTTTACGCTGGATATCGTTAGCCGTAATTGGATACGCTTGCGGCGCTATCAGGGTACGGAAACGCTGGCGACAGACGCCGTGATTGTTGATCTGTTCAAAGAAACTGAAGGGCGCTGGATTTCTCTTGATCTTAAATATAATCTGCGAAAATAATGGCGAACAAAAAAATTTCCGAACTTGAACCCGGCCAACAGGTAGTTGCGGACACGCAGTTACCCGGTTCACTGGGCGCGCAGACGTTCAAGTACACGGCTGACCAACTGGCTGCCTACGTTCAATCTAAGGACACGGCGGGCGATATTGACGGGCCGCTGACCGGTGCCGAAGTAGTCGGCATTCGCGGGCGCTCGGTATCTGCGACGGAGCCAACGAACGGGCAGATATTGCAATGGAACGGTACGGCATGGATCCCGGTCGCTGCGCCTGCCGCTGCGTTCACGCCGGTGGTATACGAATATAGCAACCCCGTTACCAACGAACTGCTTACAATCCCGACCGGCGCAACGCTCATAGATATTATTTGCATCGGCGCTGGCGCTGGCGGCGGTTCCGGGCGCCGGGGCGCTGCGGGGACGGTTCGCTGTGGCGGAGGCGGTGGCGGTTCCGGTACTTTTTCTACCATCACGGTACGCGCGGGCGATATTGACGGGCCGCTAAAAGTTACGGTCGGCGCTGGAGGGAGCGGTGGTACAGCCCGTACAGTGGACAGTACAGACGGCGCGAACGGTAGCCCTGGCACGTCTTCGCAGGTTACGTCGAACACGAACGCGATATTGTGTTTTGCGCTCCGAGGCGGAGCGGGAATAGGGGGTACCACATCAAGTGGCCCTGGCGGTGCTGCTGGTACGTCTGGCGACTTTCAAGGCAGCGCCGGCAATTCGGCGTCAACAAGCGGCGGAGCGGGGCAGGACGCAGGCGCTGCTTCGTCGAGAGGCCCGTCGGGTGGCGGCGCTGGTGGCGGTATTACATCCGGCAACGCCGCATCGGACGGTAGCAGCGGGCAGTCGGTGGTTCACGGGCAAATCTTGGTCGTGAACCGGGGCACGGTCGCAAACCCAAACGCGTCCGGGGGGTATTCGCCGTTACAGGGGCAAACAACTGGCGGCGGCGGCGGCGGCGGTGGAGCGTCCAGCCTAACCGGCGCTGGAGGACTTGGCGGTAACGGCGTACGCGGCGGCGGTGGCGGTGGTGGTGGTGCGAGTGTGAACGGAAACAACTCCGGCGCGGGCGGCAACGGCGGCAATGGTTACGTGCGTATAATCTTTTTGTAATATGAACATGAAAAAAATTATCCGGGCATTTTGGGCGGCGGTGTTCTGTGCAGTAATACTGCCCACCGTCGCGCTGGCAGCCGTCACGATGAAAGCAGCGTCCGGCATGGACGCAGACGTATAATGGACGTAACATCCGAACTTGCAGACATTATCGGGCCGCGCCGGGCGGGCGAAGCAATAGAAGCGCTATGCATTATTGCGGAAAACCTGCGCGGAGATCACCCGCACGCACGCATGGTGCTGGTGTTCGACGGCGTCAGCGCGCCACAATGGGGTAAGGCGATTGACCGGACGCGCATTGAAGATGAGGAGGCGAAACCGGGCTAATCGTGCCAGACCCGGCTAATTGCGGCGAATCCGCCCTAATTAAGTTTTGCCGGGAAATTGAAAAAAATACCGTAACTTCGCAGCGCGAAACACACAAACCAACGCTAACGAAAAAACAATAATATGTTAACTGAAATTATCAAAAAAAACTGGCTTACTACCGCAATCGGCGTGCTGCTGATCGGCGGCGCAATCGGTGACGCTGCCGTGTGCATCGTGAACGGCGGCGGGCTATTCGAGTGCGTGCAGGCGGCGTGGGTAGAAATCCTGGCTGCCGTCGGGTTCATTTCCGCTAAGGACGCCGCGCCGGAAATTCCGGGGAAATAACCCCCAAACTTGTAACAATCAAAACAAATATACATGCCCGCATCATATCTTCATGGGGTAGAAACCATTGAAATCCAAAAAGGCGCGCGCCCGGTGCAAGTCGTGAAATCGGCCGTTATCGGTCTGGTCGGCATCGCTCCGAAAGGCACGCCCAATTCGCTTACCCTGGTGCTGAATGCGCAGGAAGCCGCGACGAAGTTCGGCAGCGAACTGCCGGGGTTTTCAATTCCGCAGGCCCTGTCCGCAATCTATGCACAGGGTGCGGGAACGGTTCTGGTAGTGAACGTTTTCGATCCGGCGACCATGACGACCGCCGTAACAAACGAAACGAAAACAATTACGAACGGCAAGGCGAAAACCACGAATGCCCCAACAAACACGGTGGTCGTGACGAACAACGCAGGCACAACGACCTACGTCGCTGGCACGGACTACTCGATTGACGACTTCGGAAACCTGACGGTACTGAACTTCACCTCCATTGCCGAGAGTAGCGCAATTAAGTTCGCCTATTCGCACCTGAACGCATCCGCGATCACGCCGTCAGTAATTATCGGCAGCGTGAACGGTTCCGGCGTTCGCACCGGGTTCAAGTCCCTTGCGCTGGCTTACTCGACGTTCGGATACACCCCGAAGGTGCTTATTGCGCCGAACTACTCGCAGGAATCCACCGGAGCCGTTGCTGCTGAAATGATTGCCCAGGCCGAAGCGCTGAAGGCGGTCGCAATTATTGACACGCCGAACAACACGACGGTGGCAACGGCACTCACAGGCCGCGGGCCGTCGGGTACGCTGGCAGGCTGGAAAACCAGCAGCAAGCGCGCCGTATTGGCATACCCTAACGTGAAGGTGTACGACGCCGCTACTGACGCCGTGCAGGTTCGCCCGTATTCCGGGTACCTCGCTGGTGTTATCGCCGCAACCGACCTGAATGAGGGTTACCATATTAGCCCGTCGAATCACGAAATTCAGGGCGTAGTCGGGCCGGAGCGTACGATCACGGCTGCAATTAACGACGCATCCACGGAGGCCAACGCGCTGAACGAAGTCGGCATCGTGACGCAGTTCAACTCGTTTGGCACCGGCCTGCGCGTCTGGGGCAACCGCTCCGCATCGTGGCCTACCAACACAGCGCCGGATAACTTCATCCCGGTTCGCCGGACGGCTGATATCCTGCACGAATCCGTAGAATACGCGATGCTGCCGTTCATTGATAAGCCGCTGAATCAGGCTACCATTGACGCGATCCGCGAATCCGTGAACGCGTTCATCCGTACGCTGATTCAGCGGGGCGCGCTGATTGACGGGAAATGTATCTACAACAAGGACAAGAACCCGGCAACCGAACTGGCACTGGGACACGTCACGTTCGATATCGAGTTCCTGCCGCCGACGCCCGCCGAACGGATCACGTTCGAGAGCTTCATTGATATTAACCTTTTCCGCTCACTCGCATAATTAACAGAAAAAAATGAGTATTCAAGTTAACCGCCTTACCAACGCTAACGTGTACGTTGACGGCGCAAACATGATCGGGCGGGCGGAAGAGGTTACCCTGCCGAGTATCACGCACAAGATGGTCGAGCACAAGGCGCTCGGTATGATCGGGCTGACTGAATTTTTCGCCGGGATCGACAAGATGGAGGCGAAAATTAAGTGGAACTCGTTCTACCCTGACGCGATGAAAAAGGCCGCCAACCCGGTAACGTCTGTGAAGTTGCAGGTACGATCCAGCCTGGAGGTGTACACCGCCGAAGGCCGAATTGAGCAGCAGCCGGTCGTGTGTTTCCTGACATGCCAATACAAGGGGTTCCCTATGGGCAATTTCAAGCAGCACGACAACGTCGAACTGGAAAGCAACCTTTCCGTGTATTACTGCCGTCTGGAAATCAATGGCGAAGAAATCACGGAAATTGACGTGCTGGCCAATATCTACAAGGTGGCGGGCGAGGACATTCTCGCGCAATACCGCAACAACCTCGGAATCTAATTGGAGGCCGGGGCGGCGACGAGGAAAAAAAGCCGAAAAGCCCGGCGCGTGCATAACGTGCCGGGCTTAACTACGGATATTACACATACCAACACACACACTATGACAGAAATCACACTACCGTCCGGGGCGACGGCAACGATCGAGCCGGGGAAAGGTCGGCACGTTCGACAGGCGCAGAAAATGAGTGAGGGCGACAATTCCATGTATCTGAACTGCATGATGGCGCAACTTGTAACGGTGAACGGTGCGCGCCTGGTTCCTGAGGACTTCGACGAAATGCCGGCCGGTGACTACTTTGAGTTGCTGGCGAAATTTTCGGAGCAAAATTTTTCGTCAGCCCAAAGCAAATGATGTTTCTCGCGCATTTTTCCGGCTGGTCGTACAGCGATATAATGGAAATGCCGAGCGATGAGTTGTTTTTTTGGGCTGTCGAAGCCGAAAAATTGCACCGCGAAATCAATAGAACAGAATAATACCACACACACCCGCACCAATGCAAAGGGTACTTGAAGTTGCCGTAATACTTTCCGCCGTTGACCGTATGACCCGCGTGGTTAATACGGCTACCGCGAACGTTGTGGCGAAACTTCAGCACGTGGAAACGCGTGCGCAGCGAATATCGAAGCAGTCGTTCGCGATGGGGCGGGATATGGGCGCAATGGGCATTGCTGCCGGGGCCGCGCTGGCTGTTCCGATCAAGAAGGCCGCCGAGTTCGAGACGGGTATGGCGAATATACGCAAGGTCGTGGAGGGGTTATCCGACCCGAAAGCGCTCGCTTCATTCGGCGCGGAAATCCGAAACCTTGCGCGCGAAATACCAATACCAATAGACCAACTTCAGGAACTTGTTGCGGCGGGCGGTCGCATGGGAATACCGCGTGACCAACTGATAGCGTACACGCGTGAAGTCTCGAAAATGGCGACGGCATTCGACGCCGCACCGGGGGAGATCGGCGAACAGATGGGAAAGTTAGCGACGGTGTATAATATTCCGATACCGCAGATCGGGAAATTAGGCGATGCGATTAATTACCTGGACGACAACGCAATCGCGAAGGGTACGGATATTATAGACGTTATGCGGCGCGTCGGCGGTACGGCGCAACAGGTGGGCCTGGGCGCTAATAACGTCGCAGCGCTGGCGTCCACGTTCCTGACGCTGGGTTCGTCGGCGGAGGTATCTGCGACGGCATCCAACGCGCTGATCCGCGAACTTGCAATAGCGGAGCAGCAGCCGAAGCGTTTCCAAACCGGGCTTCGCGCGCTGGGTATATCCGCGTCCGAATTGCAGAAAAATATGTCTATTGACCCGCAAAATACTATTTTGGGGGTACTCGACAAATTGAACGCGCTGCCGCAGGAGCAGCGCATCGGGGTTACTACCCAATTATTCGGCAAGGAATACGGCGATGACGTCGCGCGGTTGTCGTCTGGCATCGGCGAATACCGTCGGCAACTCGGACTATTGAACGACCCGAAATTAGGCGGTTCTATGCAGCGCGAATTTGCCCTGCGACAACAGACGGCCAACGCTCAAATGCAGATATTCCGCAACAACGTGCAGAGCGTATCCATTGCGTTTGGTTCGGCGTTGTTACCGCACCTTAACAAGGTTATGCAGGCGCTTACGCCGATTATTATTAAGTTCGGCGCGTGGATTGACCGGAATCAAAAACTTGCGGGCGGTATTGGCATGGCTATTGCGGCGTTCGCGGCATTCAGCCTGGCAACGTCCGGCGTTATGTACATTGTCGGCGGCGTTGCGAAAGCGATAGAGTTCGGTTCTATGGTTATGGGGCCGCTGACGAAGGGGCTGGGGTTCGTAGTTAAGGCGTTCAATATATTACGACTTGCTGTTCTGGCTAACCCGGTTATCGCAATCATAACCGGTATCGCCGTGGCGGCATTCATAATCTATAAGAACTGGGACAAGATCGGGCCGTGGCTGGCGAAGTTGTGGGAGAACGTGAAAAAAATATTTTGGAAATTCTGGGAATGGTTGAAAAACTTTTTTCTGAACTATCACCCGTACGGGCTGATTATCAAGCACTGGGGGAAAATAATGGAGATCGGAAAAATGTTCTACAACGCCGGGGTGAACATAATTAAGTCACTGTGGAACGGTATCAAGTCGCTGGCTATGAAGCCGGTTGAAGCGATCCGGGACGTGGTGACGAAAATGCGCGACTACCTGCCGTTTTCGCCCGCGAAGGTGGGGCCGTTCCGCGACCTGCACAAGGTGCGAATCGTGGAAACAATCGCGCAGGCAATCGTACCGCGTCCGCTTACAATGGCGATGGGTACGGTCGCCCGCGCTGCCGCCGACGTGCTGAATCCGGTCGGGCCGTCACTTGCGCCCGCTGCATCCGGCGGCGGTGTTACGATTAATTTCCAGCCGAACATTACGTGGACGGGCGGTGTGACAGAACAATCGAAAACAGACCTGCTGGCAATATTCCGGCAATACGAGGGCGAACTGGTTAAGATGGTGGAATTGGCGATGGAAAAGAAAAACAGAACGCGATATTAATATGTTATACCCGGATATTGACCACGCTAACACAAAGTTCCAGGCGCTCGACACGCTGCCTGCAATGGTGCAACAGGTACTAATCGCTGAACGCCGCGTATTCATGACGGAGATGTACCGCGATGGTGTGCGGTTTTCCGGTACGCTGATCGCGAGGCCAAAAGACTGGAACGACGCGCGCCGCATTGCATACGAGCGCGGGCTGGGCGAAACGGTGGAAGGGTGCATTGAGGATATTATTCGGGGTGTTTGCCCGCAAAAAAAACTTACACTAAGTGTAAATTAAAAAGAAATGTACCAACTCGGCGATATACAATTTGAGGGGCTGCGGGGCTTGGACTCGCTGAGCAAGACGCGTGAAGCCGTCTATGCAGAACTTCCGCTAATGTCCGGGAAACCGCGACTTCAGCGCACGGGTACGGCATTGCAGACCGTTTCGGTATCTGTATCATTGCACGCCGCATTCACTGATCCAGCTGCAGATATTGCAGCGCTGGACGCGTATCGCGAAGCAGGCGAAGTGCTGCCGCTGATCACCGGCGAGGGCGAGGTGGTCGGGGACTTCGTGATAATTTCCATTGAAGAAACCGTCACGCAGACGACGCCGACCGGCCGCACAATCAGCGCGCAGGTGACTATGTCGCTGAAAGAATACAACGACCCGAACAAGTCGGTAACGCTGGCACAGGCGGCACAGTCTGCAGCGTTCGCCGTCGGGGCCGACAAGGTCGTGCCTGTTCGCCTGGTACGCCCTCCGGTTACGGAAATGTCCGTCACTTCGCAGCAGGTGGAGGCCGGTAACGCCGCATCGCGTGACAGTATCGCGACCCTGCGAAAAGCGCCGTTGAACACGCCGCAGCAGGCGTCCCTGCTGGTGCGCGCAAAAAAGGTTCTGGAGGCTGCCGAAGCCGCATACAAGTCGGCGAAAGACGCTGTATCTGCATCCGCTAATCTGGCTGCGAAAGCGCCGCAATTATCCGCACAACTTGACGGCGTCTTGGCAGTGGTCACTACGCTGGCTGCGCAGATCGCATCGGGTAACGTCGCCAACGCGCTGACGGCTGCCGATGCACTCGAAGCCGCACTGCCTGGACTGGCTGACGCCGTTCGCCCGCTGAATGCAATACTAATGACCCGGCAACCGCAATAGATATGCCTTACACCGAATACATCACGAACGAGGGCGACCGCCTGGATATGATAGCGTACAAGGCGTACGGCGACCCGTTCGCCTGGGCTGACGTATTGCAGGCTAATTCGGCGCTGCCTATTCAGGCTGAATATCCGGCTGGCATCCGCGTGATGGTTCCGATATTGGAGCAGGCCGCTGCAACGCAGCCCGCTGCTAACCTGTTACCGCCTTGGAAGCGTTGAAAGTATGAAAGTACGGGAAATAGCCTATAAGATAACCTACAATAATAAGGACGTAACGGCCGACCTGACGCCGTACGTTACGGGGGTGACGTACACAGATAAGACGGAAGGCGAATCAGACACGATCGAAATACAACTTGAAGATACGGACGGGCTATGGCGCGGGGCATGGTATCCGACGAAGGGCGATACATTGCAGGTGGAGGCCGGATATACCGACCTGCTGCTGCCGTGCGGCGTTTTTCAGATAGACGAAATAGAAATAAGCGGGCCGCCGGACGTGGTATCAATCCGGGGCATGGCAACGGGCACGCAGCCCGCAATCCGCACGCGCAACAATTCGGCGCACGAAAACAAGACACTGCGGGAAATTGCCAATACCATTGGAGGCGCTCACGGGCTGACTGTGCAGGGTGAAATCGAAGAAATCCGAATCAATCGCGCAACACAATATCGGGAAACCGACCTTGCGTTCCTTAAGCGCATATCGTGGAAGTACGGGCATGTTTTCAGCGTTCGCGGGGACTTGCTGGTGTTCCAGACAATCTATGGACTGGAAGGCGCTGACGCGGTGTCTGAAGTTGACCGCACCGACCTGATACGGTACAGCCTGACGGATAAGACCGCCGAAACGTATAAGGCTGCGGAGGTGAAGTACCACGATCCGGTACAGAAAAAAGTTATCCGCCACACGGAGACGGCGACGGCTGCCGATACGTCCGGCGATACCCTGGTACTGCAATGCAAGGCGGAAACGCCAACGCAGGCGCAGGCGCAGGCAAGGGCGGCGCTACACAGGGCGAACACGCGGCGGCAATCCGGCAGCCTGTCCCTGCCTGGTGATCCGCTGCTGGTGGCTGGCAGCAATTTCACGCTCACGGGGCTGGGCGTATTATCCGGCATGTATCATATCGAAGAAAGCAGGCACTCGCTATCACGCGCAAGCGGATATACGACCGACCTGACGGTGAAAAAGGTCGGCTGACCATTTTGGCATCGAAAAATGGTCGTATTTTTAACGTTCATTGTACATTTTTGACGTTCGTTATATTTTTTGAAAAAAAGTTACAAAAAAACTTGCGCGTATTTGCATAACGCAGTATCTTTGTATCATCAAACAAACAAAATATTTTTTACTCACTAATTTTTTGAGACATGAAAAAGGTTTTTATTTCACTGTACGGTACTGTTTCTTTCACCCCCAATGCTACAACAGTTGCCACTGCGTTAATGCACTGCAACAAGCCGCGTAAGTACGCAGAGGCGGCAGAAATCGCAACTATGAACGCGAAAAGCGTTTCTGATATTGAAAAAATGGATTTTGATTGGATGAATCGCTGTATTCAATCTGTTGCGGGCGGAAACGTGTTTTGGTATTTTTCCAACGTGAAGCCGATAGCACTCTCTCACTCTTAATTTTCGCCCGGATTGGCAGCCGGACTTGGAGGAAGCGGCAACCTTAATCGGTTCTGAAGGCGGTTTTTACACGCGGTTCGAATCCGCATCCGGGCACACGAGGACTTATCATGGGATCTCGGCAAACGAGCCGGGGAAATTGGTTCTGGGACGCGCTGACTGCTGGCGCGTCCTTTTTTTGTCACCAACACACACACAATATGATCGAACTAACGCATCACGTCGGACAAATTTTCCTGCACCGTTCCGGCGCTCAGTACCGCATTACGGCGGCGTACGGCGGACACGGTTCAATACCGGAAATCTATCACCTAACCATGCACAAACCGACCTCCGCAATTTTGCGGGCTGACCAATGGAAAATATGCGTAACTTTGCCTGAGCTGCAGGGCGAATTTCAACACCTTGCGCACTTGGATATTGCTTAAGTACGGAAACATCTGTGACATTGACGCGGCCAACGGACTGGCACGCGTTCAATTCGATGACGACGGCGTCACGTCGGGCTGGCTGCCCGTCGTGACGCTTGGCGCGTCCGGCAATTCGTATTCGCACGCGTTCGACGTGAACGAGCATGTAGCGTGCCTGATGGATGAGGACGCGGAGAACGGCGTTATTCTGGGCGCTATCTACTCGCAGGCGCAGCAACCAGACGGCGGCAACAAGGACAAGGTGCGGGTGAAATTCACGGACGGCGCAAGCGTCCAGTACGACCGCGCGGCGTCGAAATTGTCTGTCAAGGTCGGCACGACAGAACTGGATATTACTGAGGACGGGTTCGTGGTGAAGCGGGGCAGCGAAACGCTGAAGGCAATTATATCCGACCTGATAGACGCGATACTGGCGGAAACACACCCGACCGGGGTAGGGCCGTCGGGAACGCCGATCAATGCGGCGCAATACACGGCAATCAAGAACAGGCTTCCTAATCTGTTCGATTAACGCCGGAAGCAGCCCTCGGAACGCCGCCGAAAATATCTGCGAAAAAAAACGTATCTTTGCGCCCATGCCACTATCGAAGACAGAACTGAAAAACACCATCAAAACCGCGCTGGCGGCGAACATCACGAATACCACGTCGTTCGACGGGGCGATTGACGCGCTGGCGGCCGCAATCGCCAACGCGGTGGCGAAGGCTGTGGACGACTACGTCACGACGGCAACCGTCACCAATATCCCCGTGCTGGTATCGCCTGCTGGCGCCGTCACCGGCACAATTTCAACCACCATTGCGGGCATGATAACGCCATGAATATATCGGATATCAAATCGGCAGACTGGGCGCTGGCTACTTCGGGACTTCGCGAGGTGGTGGAGGGGATTGACGATATTAACCAATGTATTGCAATTATCCTTAGTACGAAAAAGGGCAGCGACCCGTTCCGTCCAACGTTCGGTTCTGATATCTGGGACTGGATAGACCGACCTATTGCGGCGGCGCTGCCGAACATGAAGCGCGCAATATTCGACGCCGTCGGGCTGTGGGAGCCGCGCGTCACGGTGACGTCGGTATCACACGAATTTCAGAACGAGGCCGCGGTGAGCGCTCCGGTTCAATCCGGTATCCGGTTCCGGGTATTCTGGAAATTGAAGGAAACGCAGACGACCGGGCAGGCGCTTGTGACGCTGGGACTGTACGACGCCGTCGCGAAGGCAGCGCAGCAGGTGACGCCGGTGCTGACTGATTATCTGCTCACAACCGAATCCGGCGACGCGCTGACGACGGAAACAGGAGACAATATCGTAATATGACGCAACCGCAATTTTTATCTCTGGACGGCGAGCAGATCGTATCTGAACTAATACAGATATACGAGGGTATCACCGGGCGCGTGCTGCAACCGGCGCAACCTGAGCGCCTGCTCATCAACGCGTTTGCATACCGCGAACTGATCCTGCGCCAACAAATCCAGAACGCCGCGCTGCAAACGCTGGTGTCGTTCGCGTCCGCGCCCGCGCTGGACTACCTGGGCGAACTGGTAGGGGTACAACGCCTGTCCGCATCGGCAGCGTCCTGCACGCTCCGCTTCACGCTGATATCCGGTCACGGCGGGGTAGTTATCCCTGCCGGTACGCGGGTGGCAAGTCAGGACGGAAAAGTAATTTTCCGGACGGCCGAAAATGCCGACGTGAACGCAGGTGTCAATACATCGGACGTGTTGGCATTCGCTGACAATATCGGCGCAATCGGCAACGGGTACGCCGCCGCGGAAATAATCGAGATACTCGACCCGCAGCCGTTCATTGTATCGGCGTCTAACCTGTCCGTCACTTCGGGCGGCGCGGACGCTGAAACTGATGATGAACTGCGGGCGCGCATCAAGTTAGCGCCGGAACAATTCACGACGGCGGGCAGCGTTGGTGCCTATCAATTCCATGCGAAATCCGCAAGTCCGGCAATTCTGGACGTGGCGGTAACGTCGCCTTCGCCGGGACTGGTGAACGTCTACCCGCTGGCTGAAGGCGGGCTGCCGACTTCGAGCGCAATACTGAATCTGGTCGCCGCTGCCTGCAATGCGGAGCGCGTTCGCCCGCTGACGGATACCGTCGCTGTGCTGACGCCGACCGCCGTGACGTATGATGTGGAGGTGGAAATCGAGTGCTACAACACGGCCAATACGACAGTGATACAGGAGCAGATCGAGGCGGCGCTACAGGCGTATTGCGACGGACGTACCCGGCAGATCGGCAAGGACATTACACGCTCGCAGATTATCGGGCTGTGCATGGTGGATGGCGTGTACGACGTGACGGTGGTGGAGCCTGCTGCCGACGTGGTAATTTCCGCAACGCAGGTACCGGTGCTCGATAACCCTATTTCCGTCACGATAACCGGACTTGTGAATGGCTAATACAGTCGCAACCGGCATATCATTCGCGCCGCATCTGACAGCGTTCGACGAGGCGGCACGGCAACGACTGGAAGGCATTGACCTGACGCCGCTGCTGATGTACGTCGTGGATACTACGCACGTCGAAGCGCTGCCATATCTGGCTGAACAGTTCGACGTGCTGGGGCTGGAGGGCTGGGCCTTGGCCAACACGGAGGCAGACAGGCGGGCGCTGATTAAGCAGGCGATTGAACTGCACCGGCACAAGGGTACGGTATGGGCGATCCGCAATGCCGTGCGCGCCGTTGGGTTCGGTGAGTGCAATATTACGGAGGGCGTCGGCGTGGACTACAACGGCGAGTATCTGTATTCCGGTACGATTGACTATGAGGGCGGCAACTGGGCGACTTTTCGCGTAATTGTCGAAATACCGAACACGCGACCCGTTACGCTGGCAGAGTTTTCCAGGCTGCGGGCAATTATCGAAGCGTATAAGAATATCCGCAGTCACCTGGTGGACGTATCGCTGCGGGTGAACCTGGTGACCGAACACACCCTGCCGGAAGATACATTAGACTTTTGGGCTGGTGATGCGCAGACGGACACGCTTACAAGCGGGGCGAATTACGACGGCGCAAGCGGATACGCCGGGGCGTACAATTACGATCAATCTAATGATCCGGGAACAATCACAATTGAGATCGGCGGGTTCGCAGTGACTGAAAATTTCTAATCGAAAAAATATAAAAAAATGGATATACGAAACGACACTATCGCACCTAAAGGCGTATTCGAGATGCGGGTGTACAATGCCGACGGCTGCCTGATTGACCAATACGAGGACTGGAATCTGATCGTGAACGGCGGGCGGTCTGCCATTGCATCACTGATCGGGGCGGCGACGTCCACGAAGGACGTCACGCAAATTGCATTCGGCACCAACGGCGCATCGCCGGTACTGACGGACGCCGCAATCACGACGCAGTTCAAGAAAGCCGTCGGGGCTGTGACCTATCCGGCAACTGGACAGGTGCGCTTCGCCTGGTCGCTGGAATTGGCGGAAAACAACGGCGTTACGATCCGGGAGTACGGGCTGCTATGTCAGGACGACACGCTGTTCGCCCGCAAGGTGCGCGCTGATATCGCGAAAACATCGGACGTCCGCCTGGAGGGCACATGGACAATTATTTTCTAACTGAAAAATCGAAAAAATGGCAAATCTGACTGAATCACCGGTGTACGAAGCCGGTATATATCAATTAGAAACGACCGACCCGGTATTGGGCGGTTCTTCCGGCATTGCTAACCTTCAGGGCAAGCAACTCGCCAACCGGACGGCGTGGCTGAAGCAAAAAATTGACAACTTAGGCTTCGGTACAACAGGCGTACCTGTGTACGCTGGCAATCTAAACAGCCTGCTGGATACCGGCTGGTGGTACGCCACGACGGCAACAACCAACAAGCCGACGGGCGCAAGCGAGGGGTTCGTCCAGGTGGTCGAATACGTCACGCTTGGGTACTCTTATCAAGTGTATCACTCGATCACCGTTGACCGAATCTGGACGCGCCGGATTACGGACGGGCCAACGTTCGGGGCGTGGTCGGAAATCGGGCGCGCTGCCGACCTGGCTACGCTGAACGATCAACTGATCGGGAGCGTGGCGGCGTTCGCAATGAATACGCCGCCGACGGGCTGGTTCAAGTGCAATGGCGCTGCGGTATCACGCTCGCTGTACGCCGGGCTGTTCGCGAAGATCGGCACGACGTTCGGCGTCGGAAACGGAAGCACGACGTTCAATCTGCCAGACTTGCGCGGTGAGTTCGTACGGGGCTGGGACGACGGGCGCGGACTTGACGTTGGGCGCGTGTTTGGTTCGGCACAGGGCTACGCGACCGAAGCGCACACGCACTTTCTTCGTATGCAGACGCTCGGAGGAATTAACAACAACGGGAGCAGTCCGTATGCAACGACCGTAGCGAATAGCAACGATAGCACAACCACGATGACGCAGGCGCAGGTCGGCGGCGAAGGGGAAACGAGACCGCGAAACATTGCCCTGCTATACGCAATCAAATGGCAATAAACAATCATTGATAATATGAACACACAACACACACACGAACCCGTGCCCGTCTATTGTTACGACGACACGGGCAGGTACACGTCATGGGAATACGCCGACCCGAATCCGCTGGAGCCGGGCAAATACCTATTGCCGGTAAACGCTACGCTGACGCCGCCGCCTGACTGGAGCAAGGGCGAAGTAGCGCGCTGGGACGGCGAACGCTGGGCGGTGGAGCCTGACGATACAGAGGTTCAGCGCCATGCAGCGTTTCAGCGATCAAGGCGCAACTACCTGTTGGCCGCATCGGACTGGACGCAATTACCTGACGCGCCACTGACGGCTGATGAGGCGCAGCGATGGCGCGAATACCGACACGCGCTGCGTACAATTACGACAGACCCGGCATGGCCTTACGTTGCGTTTCCTGATCCGCCGGAAAAGGAGCCAATAATACAGGCTTAGAAAGGTTCGCCGTCGCATAGCGCTAACAATGCCTGTGCGCGCTGGTATGCCTTGAGTCCGGTCGCTGGCTTGGGCTTAGGCGTGCGTGTTTTGGGGCGTTTGGGGCGGACGGGGGAAAATGGATCGAGTTTCATAATTCAGAAAAAATGCCCCGGCAAACACAAGTTCGCCGGGGCGTGTTACTATATAAGGTGTTCGTCTACCTGTTCGGTAGGTTCGTCCGTGTATTCAATATATTCGGCGTCTGTGGCTTCGGTGGCAGGCTTAGCAGCGTTCGCCGTTGTGATTGCGGCGTTAATATCCGCTGCTGCCTGACGTGACGCCGGGGCTGGCTTCGCCGGGGCTGGTGCTGCGTGCTGGGCGCTAATTGCGGCGTTCAACTGATCAACGACCGGTATAGGCGAAGAAGGCACGCGCGGCGGCGTAACGTCGTGATATTCGATGTCGTGTACTTCGTCAGCGGTGAGTAGTCCCATCGCTACCTCCGGGGCGTACAGGCGCGAAAAGAACGCGGCGGCACGGTAACGCAGCATCAAGTCCGGCATTGACTGCCACTTACTGCCTGTCTTGCTGAACCATCCCTCTTTTTTTGCCATCCCAATTGAAACGGGCGGCCCCTCCAAAATTTCGCCGCTGGCCAAGTCCTTAGCGACGGCGAAACATTGCCGCGCATCACCGTCGCCGGATAACTGAAAGCGGAGCGGGGAAAACTTGCCTGACGTATTGATACAGGCGATTAGGTACGTCGCTGACCACGACGGCCGGCCGTGTATGATATGCAGGTTCTGCATCACCATCAGCGGTGACGTGCCGATGCGGTTCGCCATTTCCAGCGCCACGAGGCAGTTCGCGATGTTGCCTTGGTAGTCCTTTGGCACCATCGTGGTGGTGGACAGCATTTTCGCCACGCGCTGCCCCTGCTCGAAAGCATCGCCGCTGGCATATACGCTGACGTTTTGCGGCTGGATTGAAAGTTCTTTTTTCATAATATTGAAAATGTTTTTGTTGTAAAATCAAAGTTGCTTAAATATATACTCTGGGAGCGCCAACCGCTCTAACTGGTCGGAATACCCCGGCCAAACGCCCGCCTGCAGGCAGTCAAGGTAGGTGCGAAGGTCGCGCATATATGCCTTGTGACCGAGTTCCAGGGTTCGCTCATCCGCGTAGTAACACGCAACGGCGAAGGGGTATTCCTTTTCCACTACGACAAATCCGAAAATCTGCGGAAAATTTCCAGTCGCGTGGTAGAAGCCCTCGGAATAGAAGGCTGCCTGCACATGATAGCGCCACGAAAGCGCGGAGCGGCCGAACGAATCCGGGCTGGCGTCTGTGGTGGTTTTCAAGTCAATCAGGATATGACCGCTGCCTAACTTCCCGATCCAGTCCGGGCGGCACTTGCACTTCGCCCCCGTTTCAGGTTCCGTGAATTTCAACGTCTTTTCTGCAACGCCGTCTCTCAACAAGACACTGGCGGCAGGGTGCGCATGTACGGCGTCGCGCATGCGACATGCCTTATCGTAATCGTCCGATTCGACAACCGTGCGGCCGTTGAGGCCGTGATTGAACGCCGCCCACCATTCGAGCGCAAATTGCGTTTCTTCGCTTGGTTTTTTCGCGTTAATCTGCGCAGCCGTCGGACGGCGCGGCGCATCCGGCGGCAGGATAGCGTATTGGCTATCCAGCAGGTGGGGCTGGAGCAGCACGTCGTTCGTGATCGAGCCGACCACGAAGTGTTTTTTCGGCATTTCGGCCGGTCGGTCGGGGTTAATGTATTTCGCCCAATAATGATACGGGCTTCTGGCAATCAAGTCAAGACCGGACTTGCTGATCCGGCTGACGTCGGCGTGGTAATCGTCGCGTGTGAGCATAATAATAAGGTGTGTGTTAATGGCAATATGCCGGTGAAAAAAAAATCTTGGGCAAAGATACAACGTTTGCGCGAATTTGCGTAACTTTGCACCGGATTTTTTTCAAACAAAAATAAAATATGGACATTATCGAGAATCTGAAGGCGCGGTGCAAGGCCGCCGGAACTAACCTCACGCAGTTGTGTATGGACGCGGGCGTTGACCGAAGCGTTGTCGAGCGCTGGAAAAAGGGTACGAAAACGCTCACGCTGCTGGCACAACTGGAGGCGGCTCTGCAAAAGCGGGAAAAGGAGGTGCGCGATGGTAACGCTTAGACCGTACCAACAAACGGCCGTTGAGCGAATTCGGCAGGCGTATTTACAGGGCGCGCGTTCGCCGCTGCTGGTACTACCCACCGGTGGGGGGAAGACGGTCGTATTTTCGCACATCGCCGCCACGTCCAGCGCGCGCGGCAAGCGCATACTGATCCTGGTACATCGCATCGAACTACTCAGGCAGACCGCGAAGGCGCTGCAACGCGCCGGAATCCAGCCGGGGCTAATTAATCCAGCTTACACTCCGAACTATCGCGCACCGGTGCAGGTAGCGATGGTGCAGACCATGGCGAAGCGAACGCATTATTTTCGGAAAATGCCGTTCGACCTTATTATTACCGACGAGTGTCACCACGTTGTAAGCAAGACGTACCGGGATATTCTGGCAGAATTTCCGAACGCATATCAATTAGGCGTGACGGCTACGCCTGTTCGCGGCGACGGGATGGGGCTTGGCGTGACGGCTGGCGGCGTGTACGATACGCTGATTATGGGGCCAACCGTCTCCGAACTCATTGCAGGCGGCTACCTGGTTAAGCCCGCAATCTATGTGCCGAAAGACAGGGTTGACCTTTCCGGGGTTCGTTCGCGAATGGGGGACTTCGATAAGCACGAACTCGAAACGCGCATGGACAAGCCACAGATCACGGGCAACGCCGTCGAACATTACCGCCGCACGTTGAACGGACTGCCTGCCGTTGCCTTTTGCGTTTCGGTGAAACACGCGCAGCACGTCGCTGCGGAGTTCCAGGCCGCCGGATATAAGTCGTACGCCGTTGACGGTTCGATGGAAGACGCACAGCGCGCCGCGATATTGAACGGACTGGCGACCGGCAGCGTCCAGGTTGTGACGTCATGCGATATTATTAGCGAGGGTACGGATATTCCGGCTATCGCTGGCGCAATCCTGCTCCGCCCTACCCAGTCAACCGGGCTGTACCTGCAACAGGTCGGGCGGGCGCTGCGCACAATGGAAGGGAAGGAGCGCGCCGTAATATTAGATCACGTCGGCAACGTGCTGACCCACGGGCTTCCTGACGAAGATCGGGCATGGAGCCTGGACGGCGAGGAACGGAAAAAGAAAAAGAAAAAGGACGGCGAAGAACCGAACGTGCGCGTGACCATGTGCAAGGGCTGTTACGCTGTATTCGAGCCGCATGTGCCTGCGTGTCCTTATTGCGGGCTGGAGGTGCAGGGGAAAGGCCGGCAGGTGAAGCAGGCCGACGGCGAACTGCGGGAACTTACCGCCGAAGATCGGCTGCAACTTCGCCGCAATCAGAGCCGGGAGGTAGGGCGCGCGCGAACGCTGGCAGACTTGGAGCGCATCGAAAAGGAACGCGGATATAAGCGCGGGTGGGCGCGTTATGTTTTTGAATCTCGGCAGAAAAGGGCTGATTTTGCCGACGCGGTTTTCGGGCAGGACTGGAACTGGCCGACACTTGGAAAAAAAAGTTGAAAAAAAGTTTGCAAAAAACTTGCGCAGATTTGCATAACGTCCGTATCTTTGTACGGTAATTGAAACAACACATTTTTTACTCTTTAAATTTTTGAGTTATGGCACACGAATTTACCTCTCAATCAGGCCGGGTTTTCACGGCAGAGAAACGCGGCGAAAAATATATCATTAACGGTTGCGCCGTGGCAGAAAAGAATTTCTGCTGGTTCGGAGTTAACGGACTGGAAGCAGAAAAGTTGTGCGCCAACATTGGCGCGCCTAAAAACACCAGCGTAAAAATCGTTCTGGATCGCGCAGAATTTTCGCGGCTTATGGCTGCGTTTTCTGCCGAACAAGAAGAGTTCTTGTCCAGTCTCCCGACCCAATACAGAGTAGAAGATGTATTCGTGAATGCCGATGGGGACATGGTTCCAATTGGAAAGAAAATAACCGAATACAAGGTTGATGAGTCTGGTAACGAGTACGTAATTATCGTGCGCGAGTTCAAAAACTTAGTTATGAAGCTCTACGGAACTCCTTATCAACGATATTACGGCAACATGTACAACGGGCCCGACCTTACGTCCCAAAGGATTCAATTCCCCACATTAGGGGTAGAATTTGGATTCGACCATATTAACTATAATCCGGCAAGCTGGGTCGACAATGACCAGTTTGCCGATGATTACCCGGACTTGTCAGGTGAATTTCTAGCTCTGTACCGCAGAGAGAGGTACATAATTCGGTTTCAAAACGGCCGGCCAACGCACTGGCGCACAAATCACGTTGTCACTTCTTGGCATGCGCGCTAAATTCACACACACACACACACACACACACACCATGACACAGCAACAACTCGATGCCGCCGTTCAACTTTCAAACCGAATTTCCGAGATCAAACGCCTGCTGCTGGCGTTCGACAAGGGGTTCACGCTGGACGGGACTGGCACTATCGTGCTGCACTCAAACGGCACTTTTTTGGATTCGTTTGATTTAAAAAATGGCATGCCGAAATTTGCGGAGCAATTTCTGGCCGATTACCGTCGCCACCTGGCCGCGCAACTGAAAGCGGCTGAAATGGAATTTGAGAACATTTAACATTTTTTTTCTCACGCCCGCTCCGGCTGGGCAAAATTTTTTTTCGAAATGATAAACCAACTTACACTTATCGGCCGCATTGGCGGGGATCCCGAAATCCGAACGCTTGAGGGCGGCACAACTATTGCCCGCTTTTCCGTGGCCACGTCTGAGTCCTATAAGGACAAGGCCGGGCAATGGCAGGAAACTACCGAGTGGCACAACATCGTCGTATGGCGTGAGCTCGCCGAACGCTGCGCCGGGCTGAAAAAAGGCGTACTTGTGTGCATTGTGGGCAAAATAACGTATCGCAAATACGAAAAAGACGGCCAACAGCGCACGATTACGGAAGTAGTCGCGTCAACTGTTCGCCGCCTGGAAAAGCAAGACAAACAGGACGGACTGCCGGAAAATATACCGGTTCCGCCGCCGCCGGGCGCAAGAGCGCCGGAATCGAAACCGCAAACTTTTATCGCGCCGACCGTTGACGACGGAGGCGACTTACCTTTCTAATTATGAATAAGGAAGTCAAAGGCTGGCTGCTGGTAGCGCTGATTGGAATCGGAATCTGGGTGTACGGTGTTCGCAAATCCACCCGGCCGGGCAAACCGCTGGAGGAGGAAAAGATGCACCTGTACCATGCGTATAGCCTATACCCTGACGAAGACCCGGAAGAGGCAGAAGCGCCTGTTATGCAGGTCGAGGCGTCCGCGTTACCGGTTGAACACGTGCGCGCGCCAAAGCGCAAGGCGAACTTGTGGTACAACGACGACGGCAGCGTAAATTACTTTCGGTGTATTATCATCGAGAGTAAACGCCGCGAGGCGTTGGGGCGTCCCGGCGCTGAACTTCGCCGGTATAAGGACGGGGGCGAGTGGGCGATCGGGTACGGAAATCACGTCCGGTATCTTTCCGAATATTGGAAACGCACCTGCAAACGGCAGGGCTGGAAAGTGACCGAGGCGCAGGCACGGAAAATGATGTACCAGACATTTCACTCATTATGCGAGCAGATCAAACGCGACCTGCCGAACACCAACCGCCGCCAACAACTGGCGGTAGCTTCGCTGGCGTTCAACTGGGGGTACGGCAACTTGAAGCGCTCCGCGCTGTGGCGACACTTGAAAGCGGGCCGCACGGGCGACACCGTTACGGCGGCATGGATGCGAACGCAGGTAGCAACGAACAACCACCGAGCAAGCAGAGTAATGGAGGCGGCGATGTGGAACGGTATTGACGAAGTGGTTTTGCGGGGCGGCAAATCGGCGCTGAGCGCGCTGCAAAAACGCGGAGATTTTCAACACTATCAATAGAATACCATGACAAACAACAACTTTGAGCGCCTTATGAAGGCCTTTTTCCTACTTTCACTTTTCATCACCCTGGCGGCATTTTTTGCCGACCGACAAAACTAATTTTTCATGGAAAAAATGAACTGGATTACAGACCGCACGCCGTATGAACACGGGTTCTACGCGATTACGGTAGAGCGCCGGGACAAAACCCGCTTTTTCGGGTACGGATTTTTCGACCCGATTGAAGGCTGGCTGACGGCTAACCGGAAATTTCACCTGGACTTCGATATCATTGCCTGGGCAGTTCCGCCGGAACCGTATGACGGCCCCATTGTAGAAATTCAAAAACACCTGACCCATGGGCGCTGAAAATTTCGGCGTGCTGAAGGCCGCTACCCGAAAATTTGCCGCCAACGTCCGCGAAATGCGGGAATGGCAGCGCAAATATTTTGCCGCTCCGAGGGATAGCGCAGAAAAGGCAACCGCGCTGGCAATGGCGAAGAAAAGCGAGCGAATTGTGGACGAAACGCTGGCAAAAATTGACCAGGTACTTGAAAAGTTATGAAACAGAGCACAAAAAACGCCTACTTTTGGGCCGCAGTGTACATGTGGGCCTGCGTCGCGGTCGTGACCGGCAAGATTATCTGCTGGCTGTTCGACGTGCTGACGTTTGCCTGGGATACTTTCACGCTATGAAAAAAGCCGAAACCGTTACAGACGTAAACTATTATTTGATCATTATTATTTCACTTATTTTGCTACTTTTATGAAACATACAATTTTTATATTTATTTTCTCCCTCATTTTCAACTTTTCTGCCCGCGCCCAATATCTGGACATCAGTACGCCGGGCATGGCCACGATCCAGTACGATCACGCGCAGGGTATCGCGTCGTTCGTTTTTCCGATGGAAGAAATACCGATCGAATGGCCCGCCGAGGTCACGGAGTGCATCGTGCTGCCGGATTATTCGGAGCAGGTTTGTATTGTCTCGGAGAAGTATATTGACGGCGTGCCGCTGATGTGGGTGTACGCAATCCGGGGCTACGCTGAAATTCATATACCGTCGCTCGGAGCCGTGTACACGACCGGGAATCGCTCGGACGTATTGTTAGCGCCGAAGCCTAATTGTTACCTGCATTTGATTGAGGCGCACCTAGTTGATTAACCAACGAGCGCCGGGGCGTTGCTACGCCCCGGCGCAAAAATAAAATTATGGAAATCAAGAAAATTAAAACGTACACGATCGAAGCGCGGATACCTTACACCCGTTCGCCGGACTGGAATTTTCGCGCGCTACTGCTGTCCGATATACACGTGGACAACCCGAAGTGCGACCGCGACCTGCTGACGCGGCACCTGGAGCAGGCCCGCAAGATAGGAGCGCCGATAATGGTGTTCGGTGACCTGTTCTGTGCGATGCAGGGAAAGTACGACAAGCGCGCCAACAAATCCGCGCTGCGACCGGAACACCAGGTGAACAACTATCTGGATGCGCTCATAGACACGACGGCTGATTTTTTCGAGGCCTACAAAGACCTAATATGTTTCATCACGCCTGGCAACCATGAAACCGCAATATTGGGGCGACACGAAACCGACCTGACGGCACGGCTGGCAGAAAAACTGGGCTGCGAACGCGGGACGTATTCCGGCTGGGTGCTGTGGCGATTTGAGGCGGAAACGGCGTCGCAAACAGGCGGAGGCGTGCGCACGATACCAATGTCGTACCACCACGGATACGGCGGCGGCGGGCCGGTGACGAAGGATGTGATTCAGACCAGCCGAAAGGCGGTGTATCTGCCGGACGCGAAGATCGTGGTAAGCGGTCACACCCACGACAGGTGGATTTTTCCAATATCACGCATACGGCTGAAAGAAAACGGGGAGCAGGTCGCAGACGAACAACTGCACGTGAAGTTAGGCAGTTACAAAGACGAATACAATCCCGGCGAAGGCTGGGCAGTTGAAAAGGGTATGCCGCCGAAACCGTTAGGCGGTGTATGGCTTATTTTTCACTATCACGCACAAGATATTCACTATTCGGCGGAGTTCTGCCGATAACACACAATACACACACACAATACAATAAAATAACTTCTTTGTGAACCGGGATCCGCGTGATGCACGAATTAAGATTTACAAAAAAAAGGATTGAAATCATGGAACAGGAACAAATCAATTACAACGTTAAAATGGATATGCCTTATATGATTTCCATGTCAGGCGGTCGCACTTCTGGGATGATGGCGAAAATAATTTGCGACAATATTCCTGAAGATCAAAGGATAGTTTGCTTTGCAAATACCGGCAAAGAGCATGAAGAAACGCTTTTTTTTGTGCAAAACATTGAAAATAACTTTGGAATTAAAGTGCATTGGCTGGAATACGACGACACGCCCGAAGGCTTCAGAGTTGTTGATTATGAAACAGCAAGCCGAAACGGCGAACCTTACGCCAAACTTGTAAAAAGGAAAAAATATCTTCCGAATGCCGTTACCCGATACTGTACAACAGAGTTAAAAATTAGGCCTATAAAAAAATTTATGCAATCTCTTGGATTTTCCGAGTGGTATAATGCCATTGGCATTCGATACGATGAGCCGAGAAGATACAACCGGCTTGCAAACGCTTTCTCAAAAGAGCCTTATGAATCTATTGCCCCGCTTTATGACATGCGCATAACAAAGCCGATGGTTTTAAATTTTTGGGCCAAGCAGTCTTTTGACTTGAATATTCCGAATTATTTAGGGAATTGCGATATGTGTTTTTTAAAAAGTCGGGCTAAATTGAAAGAAATAATTAAAAAGGAGCCGAATCGGGTAAGATGGTGGGTTGAGCAAGAAAATGCGACTGGTGCAACGTTTAGGAACGGCTTGTCTTATGAGCGGCTTGTATATATGGTTAAAACGGCACCAGAGCTATTTAATTCAGATTTAGAAATTGAATGTTTTTGCACAACAGATTAAAAACACATAAACACATGATACTCGGAATAACCGGCAAAGCCGGACACGGAAAAAATACGGTCGCCAATATTTTGCGCGAAATTTGCCCGCAGATGGACTGGCAGATCGTGGCGTACGCCGATAAGTTGAAAAAGGTATACGAAATAATCACGGGCGAACAAGTCCAGGACACGCCCGAATGGAAGGCGAAAATTGTGGAGCCGTGGGGCATTACCAGACGGCAGATGTTTCAACGAATCGGCACGGAAGCCCTGCGCAATAACTTACACCAGGACGTTTGGGTGCGGGCGCTGTTCGCCGGACTGGATCCGGAGCGCAATTACATTATTACAGACGTCAGGTTCCCGAACGAAGCGAGCGCAATCCGAGCGGGCGGAGGTAAGGTTATCCGCGTGGTTCGGCACGGGTACGACAACGGCACGCCGAATCACGCAAGCGAGACGGCGCTGGACGATTGGTACTTCGATACGATACACAACGGCCCGCACTCGCTGAACTTTGTGCGCGAACAGGTCGAATTATTGGCGTTACATAATGATTGGTTATGACCGAAACCAACACTCTACGCGCAATCCTGCTCGCAGCGGCAAAACGCCTGCCCCACGTCCGCCTGTTCCGAAACAACGTCGGTATGGGGTGGGCCGGGAGGCTAATACATAGAACGGAGGCCGGAACCGTCGCACTTCATGGAGCAAGGCCGTTGCACGCCGGGCTGTGCGAGGGCAGTAGCGACCTGATCGGCTGGACTACGTTGGAGATCACGCCGGACATGGTCGGGCGCAAGGTCGCTGTTTTCACAGCCGTCGAAGTGAAAGTGCCGGGGAAAAAACCGACGGCCGAACAAATTAACTTCATTACGCAGGTACGGACGGCGGGCGGTATTGCGGAGGTGCTGACGGATGCGGAGCAGGTAGGCGTGTTACATTTTTAACTTTTAACGCATATTTAATATTTTAATATGAGTTTTGAAATTTCACAACTGAAGGCCCGCACAGACATTGTCGAGGTAGTCGGGCGGCGCGTGTCACTTGCGAAACGCGGACAGGAATGGGTAGGAATCTGCCCGTTCCATAATGACACGAAGGCGTCCCTGCAGGTAAATGAAAAAAAACAGGTGTTCGCCTGTTTTGCCTGCGGAAAATCCGGGGACGTGTTGGATTTTCTGACTGAAATGGGCGCGACATTTCCTGAAGCGGTCGCGGAACTATCCGGCGAAGCGCTAAACACGCACACGCCCGAAAAGGTGCATATTGACCGGAAAAAACCCGTGCAATGGCAGCGGGCTACGCCGGTTCCGACGCCGGGGCAGATCGTGCATTACCGATACGGCGCGCCGTCGCGGGTATGGGAGTACCGCACCGCCGACGGACAACTGGACGGGCTGATCTGCCGTTTCGATACGCCGGAAGGCAAGCAGATTGTGCCGTACACGTTCCGCACAGACGGCACGCGCCGTGAATGGCGATGGCAGGGGTTCGACGTTCCGAGACCGCTGTACCAACTTGACCGCATCGCCGGAAATCCGGCAGCAACGGTGCTGATCGTGGAGGGCGAAAAGGCTGCCGACGCCGCACAGTCCCTGCTGCCGCACGTCGTTGCAACCTGCTGGCAGGGGGGCGCGCGGGCGGTGCATAACACGGATTGGGGGCCGCTGGCCGGGCGAAAAGTCGTGATATGGCCTGACAATGATGCGCCCGGCGTAATGGCAATGCTTGACGTCTGGGCTGCAATCCGCGAAAAATGCCCGGCGGTGAAGTGGATTACGAACGCGCCGGAATTGCCGGAAAAATGGGATATCGCAGACGCCGAATGGACGGCCGACCAGGCACTTGCGTACGTTCGCGCGCATATCGGGAACGTACCGAACGCTGGGAGCGCAGCGCCTGGTATGAGCACACAGGGCGGAGATGACGCGCCGCCAATGCCGGAGCCGCCTGAATTGGAATACAACCCACCGCCTGATGACTTCGGTGCTGATGCGGAAGATATGCGCGAAGACCCGTTCCGGGTGCTTGGGTTTTTCAAGCAGGACGAACAGACGGTATATGCGTTTTTTTCGGAACTGCAACACCAGGTTCATGTTCTGAAGCCTTCGAGCCTGACCGCGCCCAATCTGCTGCTGCTCGCGCCGCTGGATTATTGGCAGACGTATTTTCCGAAATCAAAATCGAAATCTTCGTTCGACGTTGAAACGGCAATGAATTGGCTGATGCGGCAGGGCGATCAGGCGGGGGTATATTCGCCGACGAACACGCGCGGACGCGGGGCATGGATGGATAGCGGACGCGTGGTAATACACCACGGCGACGGGCTGGTGGTGGACGGGCGGCGGCACAGGTTAGGCGGGATAGATACCCGGTATATGTACGAGGCAAGCACGCCGCTATCTTTTCCGACGGAAAACCCGCTGACTAATAAGGAGGCTAACAGGCTGATGGAGGTAATGGGGCTGGTGAACTGGGAGCGCCCCGTGAATGCGCACCTGCTTGCCGGCTGGTGTGTAATAGCGCCAATATGCGGCGCGCTGAAATGGAGGCCGCATGTATGGATCACCGGCGCGGCAGGCACGGGGAAATCGTGGGTGTTCAACCAGATCGTACGGCGCTTGCTCGGGCGCAACGTGCTGGCTGTGCAGTCGGAAACATCGGAGGCTGGTATCCGGCAGACGATTAAGAACGACGCGCTGCCAATCGTGTTCGATGAAGCGGAGGGCGAAGATAAGCGCTCGCGGGAACGCATGGAGGCGGTATTGTCCCTGATGCGGGCTTCGAGCGCCGAGGACGGCGGGGTGATGTTGAAGGGTTCGGCCGGAGGGCGCGCGCAGATGTACCGGATTAGATCGTGCTTCGCATTCGCTTCAATCGGCGTGCAGATCACGCAGGCGTCCGATCGGGGCCGCGTGTCTATATTGGCGCTTAACAAGCCGTCGGACGCCGTACGCGCTGAACGCTGGGAAAAACTGAAGGTATTACACCGTGAGATTATTACGCCTGAGTTCGTGAAGCGCCTGCAGGCCCGCACCGTTTCGATTATGCCCGTAATACTTCACAACGCCGATACGTTCGCCGACGCCGTCGCGTATGAACTGGGGGAACAACGCGCTGGCGACCAATTAGGCGCACTGCTGGCTGGCGCTTACAGCCTGTTTTCGTCTAATGAAATCCAGTTCGATGCGGCGGTGGAATGGGTGAAGGGGCAGAACTGGGAAGAAGAGCGTGGTTCCGACCTTTCACGGGATGAAACCGTGCTGCTGGCACGCCTGACGGATCAGATCGTACGGGTGGACGGGCCGAATCTGGAGCGAACGGTGGGCGAACTGGTGCTTATCGCAAGTAACGAGGTATTCGATGACGTAATATCGAGCAAGGTAGCACACGATCGCCTGCTGCGCATGGGCTTCAAGGTAGACGGAGATTTTTTCTTCGTATCGCAATCGCATCACGCCGTGCTGAAGGCGCTCGAAAACAGCCCCTGGGTGAAGTCCGTCGGGCGAACGTTGCTGCGAATTGACGGAGCCGTGCAGATCACTTCTGCCCGCTTCGGGCCGGGGCACCAATCGCGCGCGGTTCGCGTGCCGATCGAACGGCTGAAATAATCCGGCGTTATCCGGCTGAAAAAAGTATTTTTGCAGCCGATAATGTTGTGTGGCCCTGCGTTCGCTTTGAGCGCGGGGTTTTTTTCGTATATTTGCAGCGAAAAACAATTGAATGCAAACGGACGCCGAAAAGCCGCTGAAACTGAACGCGCGCGAATTGATATACATATTTTCTCTAATTATTGCCCTGCTGGGGCAATGGTTCTCGCACAAGGCGGCGCTGAACGAGGCCGTACTGAACCTGAAAGCCGAACAGTCGCTGCTGAAACTGGAACTATCGGTACTGAAGGCGCAGATTGAAAAAATGGATAGGAGATAAAAAAACGGAGCCAAAATCCGTATGAAATACAGATGAAAGAATACTACTTACTGGCAATATCCGGCTTATTCGCCCTGCCTGGCTGTGTGTTGCAATCGAAAATCGCGGAGGACATGCAGGCGCATCAAACGGCAATAGACAGTATAATTGCCGAATATGAGCGAAACAACGGCGTTGTGCTGTTACGGGAGTTCAATTACGCCGAACTGGCAGCCGTTGAACTGCCGCCGGATACCGCCGTCGTGGAAATGCTGGCCGAGGCCGTCGCCCAGTCCGAACAGGTGGTGCATACGGATACGCACACAATCACGCTCACGCCGATCACGCAGGCCGACGGCACGCGCCGAATTAAGGTGCAGGCCGTCACGAAGCCACGCAAGGTGCAGGCGGTACAGGCAACACGAACGGACGGGAAGCGCGCAGGGGCAGGCACAGGAGCGAAGTCGGGCGCAAGAGCGGGCGAATATAACAACGAGACAGGAAGCACAGCCCTGATCGAAAATTTGTATCTTATTCTGACAATTATAATGACCATGGGGTTCATTGCATACCTGAAAAAAAGAAAATAACGCATGGGGAAAACGCATAAGTTGTTCAATCGGGAGGCTGAAAAGGCCGGAGCCGGGAACGCGCAGGCGACACAGCCGACGGCTGACGCGGTGAAAACACAGGCAACGCAGCCGACCGCCAACGCGCTGAAATTGCAGGCAACGCAGCCGACGCTGGCAACGCGCATTGTACAATACATGACGGCGAAGGGCTACGCCCTGGCACGCAAGGCCGGGGAAGTGAACATCGTGTACATCGAAGGCGCAGACTCCGACGGAACGCCGAACGCAGACCGCATAGACGGCTGGAATGACCGCCGGATTGTTATCATGTTCGAGATGGACGGGAATCACCCGGTGATCGTACACAATGCCGAGGCAACCACGGAGCCGGGACTGGCAGCCACGAACAGCGAAGGCGCACGCCGTCGCGGAGGCGTGGCGCGTATTCAATTCGGGCAGTTCGCCGTCTGGCAGATGGGGTTCCACCGACAGGCAACGCAGGGGCCTAATCACCCGGCGCTGGTGCAACGTCGCCCGCTTCGAGTGCATCGTGACGCTAACCGCGACGGCAAGCGCACAGGCGATGCGCTGGACTGGGCGGAGGGTATTAACCAGCACAGCACGCGGGTAGGCATAAGGCCGGAGCGCGTTGGCTGGTGGTCGGAAGGCTGTCTTGTTGGGCGGTCGTGGATATTGCACGAACAGTTTATTCAACTTTGCCGGCGCGACCCGCGTTATATTGCCGATCCGAATTTCTTTTTTCCGACAACGATCATTGCAGGTGACGACTTCGCCCGCAAAACGAAATAAGCAGAGCAGTAGAATTAGGTATAAGTTGTTTCATGACTTAGCGCCCCGTCGTAAGATAGGGCGCTATTTTTTTGCCCTTGGGCATCCAGCCCCATCCATGTAAACAAAATCCTGTTTACACTTGGCTTTTGTTTGCAAAAAAATTCACACAGTTACGCTTAGAGTATCAACAAGTTACATATTTTGTCAACAATGTAAACAGAAAAAGGAATATATACCCCTATATACATAGATATACACCTATACCTATTGTTAAAAATTAAAAAAACTTTCCATGGGGATATATTTATTTATTTATTTGTTTACAAATAAATATATAATATAAAAGAGGTCTGATAATCAAAGAGTTACGGCGAAAAAAGTGTAAACGAAGGTCTGTTTACACCTGTTTACACATGTTTATAAATAATTGATTAACAATCATTTAGGTGTAAACAAGTCTTGTTTACACTTCAAAAAAAGGCCGTTTACAAGGGTTTTTTGGGGCGAAAAACGTATCTTTGTCGCCATGATTGAAATCAATGTAAGAAAAGCCATTGCAGACGCCCGACGGGAGTTTTCTGACCTGAACGATAAGAGTATTGCCGTCGGTATTGCCCGCGCTATTAACCGAACGCTGGAGCAGTCGAAAACTGCCGCACGGCGTGAAATCCAAACGGTGTATAAGATTCGGGCAAGAGACGTGAACCGGGCTATGATTATACGCCGCGCTGTTGCCCGTCAGATCGCGCAGCACGGCATGTTATTAGCGCAAGGTGTGAAACTACCGCTTATCGGGTTTGGGGCAAGGCAGGGAAAACGCGGGGTATCAGTGAACGTAATGGGAACCCGCAAGTTAGTGCGTTCGGCATTCATTACCAATATGCCCAGCGGAGGCCGGGGTGTATATGCACGGGGCGTGTACAATGGTAACGAATTTCAGTACCGAAATAAGCGCCTGCGAAAAAATGGAAACGACCTCCCGATCACGCAACTTACCAGCGTGTCAGTGCCGAAGGCTATGTCGCACAATACCGTCCTGAAACACCTTGCTGATACGATTAACCAGAAGTTCCCGCAACGCCTCACGCACGAACTAATGCGCATACGGACGGGGGGGTAGTGTGTAGGTGTCGGGGGTAGTGTCTATACGGGTGTGCCGGGACAGTATGATGGGCGTGGCATAGGGTACGGGGCGGAATTGGGGGTACGGGTTTAGGTTCTCCGCAGGTAGGACGTTCTGCGCGGCCCCGACGCCCGAAATTTCGCCAGCGAGCCGCTGTCCGTTTCTTACGCGACCAGCCGCCTCCGAGCAACCCCTACGGGCGGCTGGCCGGCCCAAAAAAATATTTGCGTACTTCCCAAAACCTTGCGTACCTTTGCTGCGATGAAAATGGAAGTCACATACATTCACCCTGACCGCTTACGCCCGTACGAAGGTAACGCCCGTACGCACACGCCGGAACAGGTAGCGCAAATCGCTGCTTCGATTAAGGAGTTTGGGTTTACGAACCCGATTATCTGCGACGGCGGTAATACCGTTATTGCCGGGCATGGTCGCCTGTTGGCCGCCGAACGTCTGGGACTTGACGCCGTCCCCGTCATACGGCTTACGCACCTGTCCGAACGCCAACGTCGGGCGCTGACGCTGGCAGACAACCGCATCGGGCTATCTTCCGGCTGGGACTTTGAGCGCCTGGCTGTTGAAATCGAGGCGCTGGCAGACGCCGACTTCGATATTGACCTGCTGGGGTTCGATGAGCAGGAAATTTCCGCGTTGCTAAAAAGCGATGCAGGGATATTGCCCGAGGGGTGGGCTGGGGACGCCGGGGTAGGAAATGAGCCGAATCAATTAGAAAAAACGTATATCGAAAATACAAATACGGATATTCAAAAAAAATCCGGCAAAAAATGCAAGTGCCCAAACTGTAACTTCTGCTTCGATGCGTGACACTAACACCATATCCCTCCGCGAGTTCGCCCGCCGCCTGTCCGTAACCGAGGGCGCTGTGCGCAAGGCGATTAAGGACGGCAAGATCGTGAAGGGCGTGCAGTACGACGAAAAAAACCGACCGGCTATTCTGCTGGTCGTCGCTGCCAAGGAATGGGGGCGCAATTTCAATCCGGCCTATCCACGAAACGAGGTGTTCTACGGGAAACTTGAGGCGGCGTCAGAGGGTGGAACGCCCGCGCCGGAATCGCAGGGGCGCAGCCTTGTAGAGATTAAGAAAATGCACGCCGAGATTAAGTTGCAACTTGAGGCGATTGAACTGCGAAAAGCAAAAAATGAACTGGTAGATAAGAAAAAAGTCTATGCGCAACTTTTTGCAATGGGGCAGGAAGTGCGCGCGGCATTCCAGGCAATACCCGACCGCGTGACGGATACCGTACTTGCGGCGCGTGACCGTGCTGAGGCGCACAAGGTAATATCCGACGCTATTGCGGATACGCTCACGCAGTTGTCGGATATTACGAAGCGCGATATTAACTAACGCAACACGCAACACACAACACCGCATGGCATACGAACTGATTACGGGCTTCCTTTCCGGGCTGCGACCTGAACCGTCGCTAACCGTCTCGGAGTGGGCCGACCGTCACCGGCTCCTGTCGTCCACTGCATCGAGCGAGCCGGGACTGTGGCGAACGGCGCGCACCCCGTATCTGCGTGAAATACTCGACCGCCTGTCTGCCAATGACCCGACGCAGAAGATTATAGTAATGAAAGGCGCGCAATTAGGGTTCACCGAGGCGGGCTGCAACTGGATAGGGTACGTCATTGACGCCGCGCCGGGGCCGATGCTGGCAGTTATGCCGACGGACGAAACCGTGAAGCGAAATAGCAAGATGCGTATCGCGCCGATGATTGAAGCGACGCCGCGCCTGCGCGACAAGATCGCACCGGTGCGCAGCCGTGACGGGGACAACAACACAACGCAGAAATCTTTTCCGGGTGGCGTGCTGGTATTATCCGGCGCTAATTCGGCGGTGGGCCTGCGCTCTATGCCGGTGCGGTACCTTTTTCTTGACGAAGTGGACGCCTACCCGGATGACCTGGACGGCGAGGGATCCCCGATTGACCTTGCGCTCGCTCGCACCCGCACCTTTGCGCGTCGAAAAATCTACATTGTTTCGACGCCGGTAACGGCGGGCGCGTCCGTCGTGGAACGCGAATTTTTCGGAACCGATCAGCGGTACTATCACGTTCCATGTCCGCATTGCGGCGCCCTGCAAAAATTAGTCTGGGAGCAGGTGCGCTGGGAAACCGGGCAGCCGGAAACAGCGAAGTACGAATGCGCGCATTGTGCTGAACTGATCGAAGAGCGTTATAAGCCGCTGATGCTGGAATCCGGGCATTGGACGCCTGAAGCGCCGGATAACGAGACCGCTCGCGTGGCAGGGTATCATATCAATTCGCTATATTCGCCGTACGGCTGGTATTCATGGACGGACGCCGTGCGCGACTGGGAGGAGGCGCAGAAAGACGTGAACAAGTTGAAGGCATTCACGAACACCGTGCTGGGGCTGCCGTGGGAGGAACAGGGCGAAGTGCCCGCATGGGAACTACTGTACAACCGCCGGGAAACATACCCGATCAACCGCCCGCCGAAATCCGTTATCGTGCTGACGTGCGGCGTGGACGTGCAGAAAGATCGAATCGAACTTGAAGTAGTAGGCTGGGGAAAATCTAAAAGGTCGTGGTCGGTGGACTACCGCGTGCTGGTGGGCAATACCTCCGATCACGCCGTCTGGCAAGAACTCGCGAAAGTGGTAGGCGAAACATGGGAGCGCGAAGATGGCGTGTCGCTCTCCCTTGCGCGCATGTGCGTGGATAGCGGGTACAATACTACGCAGGTGTATGACTTTTGCAGGCGCTTCGACCCGACCCGCGTGGTGCCGATCAAGGGACAGGAAAAACAGCCGGTGATGGTAACGACCCCGCGCGCCGTTGACCGCACACGCGACGGGAAACCGGCCGGGGCGCTGGGGCTATACAACGTCGGCGTTTCGATCATCAAATCCGAACTGTACGGCTGGCTGAAACTGCACAAGGACGAAGCGGGCAACGCGCCTGCCGGATATTGCCACTTCCCGGAATACGGGCCGAACTTTTTTAAGGGCCTGACGGCGGAAAAATTGCAGAAAAAAATGATTCGCGGGTTCGCTCAATGGGAATGGGTGAAACACTTCGACCGCAATGAACCACTGGACTGCCGGGTGTACGCCCGCGCTGCCGCATCGCTGGTCGGTATTGACCGCTGGGAGGATCAGCACTTCGACGCGTTCCAGGCGAAATATACCGGCCGAACGCCGCAGCCGCGTGCTGAGGAAACGCCGAAAAGAAAATCTAATTTCTGGTAGAGAAAAATTGTATCTTTGCGGGCATGTACACACTCGAGCAATACACGACGCTGAAGGCCGCAATCGCGCAGGGGGCGCTGATGGTGCAGTACGCTGATAAGCGGGTGCAATACCGGAGCCTGTCCGAGATGCTGGAAATACTGAAACTAATGGAGCAGGAACTGGGCATCGGCAGCGGGGCGGCAACGTTCCAGGGGACGCGCCGGGTGGCACAATACGATAAGGGGTTCCAGTAGCCTGCACACACATACAGAAAAACATGAATATAGTTGACCGTGTAGTTTCCTTTTTCAGCCCTGAAGCAGGCGCAAGACGCGCCCGCGCGCGGGCAGTTGAGGCTATACTGACGGAGCGAAAATACGACGGCGCTGGCAAGGGACGCCGCAATCCGAGACAGAACCCGTCCACGTCCGCGAACACCGAAATATCGGCGGCGGCGCGTGACCTGCGGAATAATCACCGCGACATGGTTCGTAACAATCCGTACGCGAAAAAGGCTGTATCGGTAATTTCCGCCAACGTGGTGGGTACGGGTATTAAGCCGTCTATACAGGCGTCCGGCAGCCGAGCCCTGCGCAACGCAAAACTGGCATGGCGCGCCTGGGCGGATACGACCGCCTGCGATTATGAAGGCCGCAAGACGTTCGCGGGCATACAGCGCCTGGTAATGCAGTCCGTAGCAGAATCCGGCGAGGTGCTCATCCGTGCGCGCCGTTCTTCCGCAGCGCGTCCCGTGCCGCTTCGCCTTCAGGTTCTGGAGGCAGATTTTCTCGACACGGCGAAAGACGGAATCAGCACGCCGGACGGCGGGTATATTATGCAGGGCATCGAGTTCGATGCGAACGGCGAGCGCGCTGCTTATTGGCTATTCGATTATCATCCCGGCGAGAATCGGCTGTACCGCTCTATGACTTCCGCGCGCATTCCGGCTAACGAAATCGCGCATATTTTCTATGAGGAGCGACCAGGCCAAATCCGGGGCGTGCCGTTCGGCGTTTCTGGCATGACCCGGCTGCGAGACTTCGATGAGTACGAGGACGCGCAGCTGATACGTCAGAAAATTGCGGCGTGTTTCGCTGCTTTTGTCACTGATTCAAAAGACCCGCTTCCGGGTGAGGCGAACGGAAATTCATACCCGATTGAACGTGTGGAGCCGGGTATGATTGAATATCTTCCGCCGGGAAAACAGGTTACGTTCGGAAATCCGCCGCCCGCCGACGGGTACAACGACTATTCGCGCCGGGTATTGCAGGGCATCGCTGCCGGGTACGGCGTGACTTACGAAGCGCTGACGGGCGACCTGTCCAACGTGAATTTTTCTTCCGGCCGCATGGGCTGGATTGAAATGGGGCGAATTATTGCCGACTGGCAGGAACTGATGCTGGTGCCGCAACTATGCGACCGGGTGTTTTCATGGTGGGCCGAAGCCGGATCAATCGCCGGGGTACTTGCTCCTAACCTGACGGTATCCTGGACGCCGCCCGCGCGAATGATGATTGATCCAGTTAAGGAAACGAAGGGACTATCCGAGCAGGTGCGCAACGGGTTCGTGTCCTGGCAGGAGGCGGTTCGGCAGATGGGGTACGACCCGGATATGACGGCCGACGAGCTGAAACAGGATTACGATCGCTTCGACGCTGCCGGGTTCCTGCTTACCTGCGACCCGCGCTACGACCCTAACCGCGGCGGCAATATGCCTGACCAAGAGCCGGACGACGACGACACGCCGGACGACCCGGACGACAACGGCGACAACGGCCCGAACGGCCAAACTTAAAAAAATTGCAAATCCAAAAAAATCGCTGTAATATTGCGGCGTTAAACTATGGAAAAAAACACGATCAAAGACAACCTTAGCGTTCGCGCAATGTTTGCGCCGGACACGCTGAACGAATCCGACCGTACCGTTGAGGTAGTGTTTGGTTCGGACGCGCCGGTGCGGATTAATACATGGGACGGGCCTATGCTTGAATCCCTATCCTTTGAGCGCAGCGCGGTGAACCTGGAGCGCCTGAACAACGGCGCGCCGCTGCTGGACAATCACGACCGGTTCAGCAGCGTTACCAACGTGCTGGGCGTGGTTGAGCGCGCATGGACGGACGGCGCAAAGGGCTACGCAAAAGTCCGCTTTTCAAAGTCAGAAAAAGGCACGCGGGCAATGGAGGAGGTAAAAGACGGTATTCTGCGCAATATCAGCGTGGGGTACCGCGTGAACAAATACGAGCGCACGCTCCCTGCAAATCCCGGCGAACTCGGAACTGTCCGCGCCGTTGACTGGGAGCCGTTTGAGATAAGCCTTGTACAAGTCCCTGCCGACCGCAACGCGATGGTGCGTTCGGAGGCAGACCAAACCGAAACAATTACAATCACTAACGACAAACCTAACATGGACGTCAACACCCACACGCCGGACAACCCGGCAACCCCGACGCCGGTGGATACCGAAAAGGTACGAAGCGAAGCCATTACGGCTGAGCGCCAACGCGTGACGGGCATTCAAGACGCCGTTCGCGCGGCCAAACTGCCGGGCGAGTTCGCGCAAACGCTGATCGCTAACGGCACGGATATTGACCGCGCCCGCGCGCTGATTATTGACGAATGGGCGAAGCAGGCCGCGCAGATTGAAACGCGCAGCCAAAACCCGAACGCATCCGCAACCGTCGGAAAAGACAATGAGGCTGAAGGCCGCGCCGAGGCTATTGCTGACGCGCTGTTCCTGCGCGCAGAGCCGACGCTGGCTGAAAAGGAACTGAAAAACACGCCTGACCGCCGCCGTGCCGCTGAGCAATATCGCGGTGTCACGCTGGTTGACCTTGCTCGCGAATCCGTCGAGCGCACAGGAACTTCCACCCGCGGCATGGACAAGATGGAGATCGTGAAGCGCTCTATCACCTCCAGCACATCGGACTTTCCCGTGCTGCTGGAAGGCACCAACCGCCGCGTCCTGCTGGCCGCCTACGCAAACATGGCTGACACTTGGCGGCGTTTCTGCTCCGTCGGTTCCGTTGGCGACTTCCGCGAATACAAGCGCCTGCGCATGGGTTCATTTTCCAATCTGGAAACCCTCAACGAGAACGGAACGTACAAGACGAAGGCGATTCCTGACGGCGAGTTCGAGCGCATCGTGGCTGGCACGAAGGGCAACACGATCAATGTAACGCGAAAAATGATCGTGAACGACGACCTTTCCGCATTCACCCGCCTTGCTGCCATGCTGGGACGCGCTGCCGCCCGCACGATTGAAAGCGACGTTTTCGCCCTGTTCGGACTGAACAGCGGTAACGGTCCGACCATGGCTGACGGTCAGCCGCTGTTCCATGCAACGCACTCGAATATCGCTGCCACGAACGCGAAGCCGACCGTGGACGCATTCGACGCCGCCCGCGTGCAACTCGCAACGCAAAAAGACCCGGCCGGTAACGACTTTCTCGATCTCCGCCCGGCGCTGTGGCTTGGCCCCGTGTCGCTTGGCGGGCAGGCGCGCGTCACAAACGAAAACCAATATAACCCCGACGTGACCAACAAGTTCCAAGTAGCCAACAACGTGCGCGGCCTGGTGTCGGACGTTGTGGATACCCCGCGCCTTTCCGGCACTGCTTGGTATCTGCTGGCCGACCCGATGGAAGAGCCGGTGTTCGAGGTTGTGTTTCTGGACGGCGTGCAGACCCCGTACTTGGAGCAGGACGAGCCGTTCGACGTGGACGGCATCCGCTGGAAAATCCGCCTGGACTACGGTGTCGGCGCAATTGGCTGGCGCGGCGTTGTGAAGAACAACGGCACGGCATAGGCCTGACGAAAAATGACAACTGGGGGAGGCGCAATGCCTCCCCCTAACTTCGCATCAAAAAAAATAAAATCATACAATGGCACAAAACCATATTACCGACGGCAGCCGGATTGAGGTGACCCTCGGAAACGAAACAACCCTTGGAGCTGGCAAGGGCCGCTTGGTCGGTTCAATGTTCGGCGTTATTCTGAGCCTGACCCGCAACGGGCAGACCGTGTTCGCCAACCAGGCATCCGCATCCGGCGACGTGGCAGTGATTGCTCTCTCCGGCGTTTTCACGCTGCCGAAAACAAACCCGCTCGTTATCAACCTGGGCGCAAAACTGTATTGGGACGACACCAACAAAGTCGTGACCACGACGGTAGGTTCCAACGTTTTCGTGGGCTACGCCTGGACGGCTGCCGCTTCGACGGACGCGACGGTGCAGGTAAAGCTGCAAACGGCCTAATCCATGCCGTCCAACTTCGATACCATGCAGGCAGGCGTATTCGAGCAGGCGAAAAACCTGTTCGGATACGCCGCTGCGTGGACGTCGGTGGATGGCACGGCCAACTGGACGGGAAAGGTATTGTTCAATAATCCGACGGCGAATTATTCACCAGGTGGAACTTTTCAGTACGATCCCTACCGGTACGAAATGGAGTACAAGGACGGCGACTTTCCGGGATTGATCGAACGCGTGGAGGCGCGCATGGCACCGGAAACCGTCACGATTGACGGAAAAGAATATCACGTCCGGGCGGTAAGCGCGGACTTCGACGGCAAGACGTACCGGGCTACATTGCAGCCGGTGGAGGATATATAGGCGGGCTATCAAATAGCCGCCACATAAACACAACGCAATGAACTACGCGAAACTTGAAGATGCAATAGTTGCCCGCTTGGAGCCGCTGAAGGCGCTGGGGTTCGAGGTGGTCGCGCTGCCTGACCGGGACGGTGACTATGACCGGCCGTTCAAGTTCGGGCGGGTGACTGTGGCTTACAAGTCGAGCCTGTTCAATGAAGACGGCTTCAACGGCAAGCCGATGATATTTTCCACGAACGAGATCGTGCAGCGTGAAACCGCTGAACTGGAAGTCGTAATACAGGCCCGCACGTTGCGAGGCGATAAGGGCGTGCATTGGTTGAGCCGTGCCGTCACGAAGCAGATTATAGGCTGGGAGCCTGACAGCTGGGGCCGCTTGTATGGCCGCGAATACCGGTACGTCGAACATGCCGACGGGATATGGACGTACGCACTTACACTATTCACCGCCGGACTGATGGTTCAGCACAACGACGCTGAAAACCTGCCGGTATTATCGCAGATCACCGTACTGATGGGAGCCGATCCGGCCAACGTGATAACCGTTGCGAGTGAACTGGCAGCGGGTGAAACCGACCCGGACGGCGGCGTGTATGTATTCCAGACTGGCACGAATTACAGTCTGAAGTACGAATTTTTCACTCCGACGGGAATGCCGGTTAACCTTACCGGATATACTTTTCGCTGGGGGTTGAAGCAATTCGTCACCGACCCTGATCCGCTAATCTTGAAAACCCCGACGGCGACGGATAACATCGTGTACGCTACCGTCGGAGCGCTCGAAAATACAATGATTCCGGGGACGTACAAGGCTATTCTGGAAGTCGTGAACCCGTCGCTGATCGTGGAGCAGGAGATCGTGAACACAATCGTAATAGAGCCGCAATATATCTAATATGTCCACTGAAAAGAAAGTCCGCGTAATTGTTACACCCGCACTGCCTGGTGCGCCTGGCGCGTCCGGTCGGGAGGTGGAACTACGCACGACTTCGACGCATATCCAATGGCGGTACGTCGGTTCGCTAACGTGGACGGACTTAATACTATTAACTGAATTGCAGGGGCCGCAAGGTGAGCCGGGGCCGCCGGGCGGTGCTGTGGTGTTCTATCCGGCTGCGCAAAACCTTAGCGCCGGACGGCTGGTTATCCTGGATTCCGGCGCGGTGCGATATTTCCAACCCGGCACGCCGTCGCACGCAGGCCGCGCGCTGGGCGTGACAAAGACCTCCGCAGCAACCGGGCAATCCGTGCAGGTGCAGGTCGCGGGCGTGCTGTCCGACGCCGCATTCGCATTCACGCCTGACGCGCCGGTGTACAGCCGTACGGACGGCGAACTATTTTCGACGCCGGGCGCATCCGGTTCGGTTCAATACGTCGGTACGGCGCTGAGCGCCAATTCAATCAATATTAATATAGATTCATCACTAATTCGATTATAACAAATGGCAAAATTTCTTAAAATCGGTACAACCGGCCTAGCAACTGAAGAGGCCGCAATTAACGTAAGCGCCGGCGCTGGCGATGCAAACAAGATTATTGAAACCAACGGTTCGGGTAAACTGGACGCTACCTTCCTGCCAGCCGGTGTTGGCAATGATTCAAAATCCATGACCACGGGCGAAGCGCTGAGCGCCGGAAATCTGGTGTATATCAGCGGTACGGGCACGGTGCTGAAGGCAGACGCTAACGCCGTCGCAAAAGCCGCCGTAGGGTACGTCACCGCGTCCGCCGCAAGCGGTGCATCGGTGAGTGTATTTTTCGAGGGCACGATCACGGGGCTTACCAGTTTGACGCCGGGCGCGACGTACTTCCTGTCTGACACGGCAACTGGCGCTGTCTCGCTCACAATCCCGACCGCTGCCGGGGATATTGTCCAGGTGGTGGGCTACGCCGTATCTGCAACCGAACTCACATTCGAGCCGCAAGCGCCAATTGTGCGCGCGTAAAAAAAAATAAAAAATGCCTAACGTTAAACCGCTAAAGGTAGGCAGTACGGGTTATGTAACGGAGTTTCAAACGAACGACACAATAGACCCCGCACTGGTGCTAAAGGCGCTGCCGTCATACGTTGACGATGCGGCTGCAATAACAGGCGGGTTGTCCGTTGGCGACTTCTATGTAGTTGCGGCGGGCAACGACGCAATACCGGCCGGAATTGTAAAAAAAATACTATGATAAACAAATATTTATTTTCTTTATTTATTTTCATTTTTCCGGCTGCCGCATTTTCGCAGATCGTGAAGACGGCCGCTATACCTTACACAACCGGGACGCCAACGCACACGCCGTCGGCGTCCGGTTCTGCCTGGGCGATTGATAATTCAACCCTTGACTTGTGGGTGTATTATGGCAGCGCGTGGAACCTTGCCGGGGAGCGCATACAAACCATATCCGGGTGCGCCGCACCTGCCTACACGCCGGGCACGGGGCAATCGCTGTTTGTTGTGAACGGCTGTGATTCGCTGTATTATTACCGTTCGGGCGCGTGGGTGCGGATTAACGCTGGCGGCGGTGGCGGTGGCGGCGGCGTGACCGACGGCGACAAGGGCGACATAACGGTATCCGCTTCCGGCGCTACGTGGACGATCGATAACACCGTTGTGAATTACGCAAAAATCCAAAACGTATCCAACACAAACCGCATTTTAGGCCGGGCAACGGCCGGGGCTGGATCGGTAGAAGAGATAACAGTAGGTGGCGATTTGACCCAAAGCGGGTCAAATTTTACGGTTGCTAACGACGCCATAACTTTCGCGAAAATGCAGAACAGTGCAGCCGCCGGGCTTTCGGTAGTTGGGCGAAGCGCAAACAGCGCCGGGGATTTCGCCGAAATAAACGCGGGTACAGACGGCTTTGTGTTGCGCAGGTCGGGTACTACTTTGGGCTTTGGGACGGTGGCGACGGCGGGTATTGCGGACGCGGCGGTGACTTACGCAAAAATCCAAAACGTAGCAGGTAACAGCGTGTTGGCTCGTACTGCCAGCGGATCGGGCACCCTTAGCGAGGTGGCGCTTTCGGCTTCTAATTTGTTAGGTC